TCTCCCGGCACCTCTGTACCCTGTCCATCTCCAGCAAAGCCTTGATCTTCTTCCTGTCCGCCTCCGACACCTTGTCCACTATCTGTAGATAGCTCGTCAACTCCTGCTTGGACAACAACGTCATACCGCCCTCTATTCTTAGATATATAACCTTTTGTACTCAGATCATGCACAAGCCTGTACGTGCCGCCACATGACTTCACCTTGCAGCCTATAGCTATCACCCTGTACGTCGGCACAACGCCCCACTTCCTCTTGTACGCCTCGATAAACTCCAAGACGAACCTCTGCCTTTTCGTCAACATATATCCCGTGTTTTTCATTTCTCATATTGACGGGGGTGGTTTCCAAAATATATGGGGGTGGGGGTGTTTGGGATGGGAAAAGAAGGGGTGGGGTCAAAATAACGGGAAATGTTTGAGTGGAGGGGTATTTGTTTGAGTGGGAAGGTATTTGTTTGAGTGGATTAGAGCGTAACGCGGCGGAGGGTGGTCATCGCCGCCACTGCCCCCTCCCCCCGTGGGTGCCCTCCCGCCCTCGCCCTCCCGCTCACCCGCCCCCGTGTACACGCTCACCGTGTACACGCGCCACGCGCTCACAGTCAGGCATCGGTCCCCGTCTTGCCTGCCACGAGACGCAGGTGCTGCGCGAGGTCACGGCGCAATGCGTCCGGCGACGCAGGGCGGTCCTTGTCTGCCGGTGCTGGTGTAAACGCGCCTGATGCCTTGCCGAGTAGCTCCAGGGCTCGCAGCCGGGTGTTGTCAGCGGTGCCCTTGCTCAGCTCCACCAGACTCCTCACCACATACCTCCTCGCCGCTATGTGGTCCTCCACCAGCGCCTCTTGTGTCTGCTCCCAGGCTTGATCGATCAATGCCCTGATGCGTGGATTACGTCCCAGTCTGTATGCCTGGACGCTCGCCGACTCATCTGATGCCTGCGACCCATAGGCGTCCCTATATGCCTGCCGCAGTGAGCTTCCCTCTATGACACGCCTTGCAAAGTCCTGTTGCTTGGCTGTCAGCGGGCGAAGACGACGGTAGCTTGGTGCCCCCTTGAGTTGACCGTCTGCCCTCTTGTGCGGTGCCGGTGAAGCCCATGCAGACTGTTCCGCTTCGCTACCTTCCGGCCCGGGCTCGGTCTCGTGTAAACGGTCAAGGTCAGCCTCGGCCTGGGCGAGTGCATCGAGCACGTCCCGCTGGCTCGCTCGACCCCGCTGCGGCCCAGGCTCGCCGTCCTTCCCTGTGGTTTTGTACATGGCTGTGTATCTGTCCAGTGATGTTCACATTATCCACAGGATGTTCAAACAGGGCAAGTTATCCACAGCTGTGGATAAGCCTTAGATCTGCCTCATTTTTGAGCATTCACCTATGAAGCCCTGTGGATAACTTTGTGAACAACTCGCTAGAAGCTCCGATCTATTTTTCTGAAGGGCAAGGTATGCCTGGACCCCTTGCGTCGATCCTGGGCCGTTCTAGCGCGTTCTAGCGGCATGTACGTCCATACAGGTATAGCCCTTGGGTTTACTTGGTCATCTGTCCCTGCTACTCACGCGCGCGGGCGCACACGTTCGTTGGTCAGAGCACCCGGCTCTGATCTGCTAGCCCTATCGACTCATCAGGGTATTGCACTAGCTCCCGTTTGCACGCACAATCGGGGCTCCCCGGTCGGGGACGCGCAGCACGGTGCTGCGACGGACAGGAGGTTCTGAGATGACACGCGAAGACTGGCTTACCACCCTGATCGAAGAGGTCAGGCCCCTTTTCCCCGCCCACACTGGGCAGTCCCTCCCCGCCCGCATCCGCGTCGCCTGCGGATTCCCCAGCAGCGCCCGCCGCAGCGGCGCGATTGGCGAGTGCTGGGCTGATGCCTCCAGCGCGGACGGCACGGTCGAGATCCTCATCTCGCCGGTCCTGGACGACGTCACCACGGTGGCGGCGACCCTGGTGCATGAACTCTGTCATGCCCTGCCGGGTTCGATGAACCACTCGAAGACCTTTGCGACCCACGCCGCCAACATGGGTCTGGCCCCCGGCGCCAAGGGCTGGAAAAGCACCGGCCCTGGCCCCGACTTCGACGCCCGCTATGGGGCGATCCTGGGCGCCCTGGGCGCCTACCCGCATGCGCAGTTGATCCTGTCGGCGAAGCCGGCGCAGACCACTCGCATGCTGAAGGCGACCTGCCCGTCTTGCGGGTTCACGATCAGGCTGACCCGCACCTGGGCCGAGAAAGGTCTGCCCATCTGCTCCCAGGATGGCGAGCAGTTCGTCCTTGAGTCCAACGACGGAGAGTGACCCAATGAACACCCGAGTCCTTCAGACCCTCCTAGCCCTGCCCGGGGCACAACTCGCCCGGGCCGCAAATGCCATCTGCGGACCTGCCGAGCGGACCAAGGTCGAGGCCGCGCAGGCCCTCGCGCAGAAGGTTTCACATGGAACAGTGAGCATGGACGACGTGCGGCTAGCGGCATCGAGCACGCCCCTCCAGCCGCCCGCCATGCCCGTCACCCTGGGCAAGCCGCAGCCCGCCTTCCAGCCGCCCCGCCCCTCCACTCCCCAGGCCGATCCCCGCATCGAGGCGACCGCCCAGGTCGCTGCCCGGACCGAGGCGGAGGTTCTCAGCCTCGCCACCGAGGTCCGGACGATCAAGGGAAATCTGGTCGGCGTCGCTCAGGCAGTGGCCCAGGCCAAGGTGCTGGCCGAGGCATCAGACCGCGCCTCGGCCACCATCATGGCCGGGATCAAGGCCGAGATCGAGGCACTGCGCGATGCTGGCCCGGAGATCAGGACCGAGATCGCCGCCCAGGTGCGGACGGCACTCGCCCCCCTGATCGCCCAGGCCACGCCGGAGACGGCCCCGGCCATCGTCGCTGCCACTGCGGCGCCTATCGGTCGGGCTAGCTGCATGCATGCGTTCGGCGTCGACCTGCGCGACGCCCAGGGCGGACCAGTGATGGTCGATCTTTGGGACGACCCCGAGGCGGAGAGCATCGACCCCGCCTATATCTGGACCGAGTCCCTCCTGCGGCGCCTGATCCTGGGCACCGAGTCCAATGTGTGGCTAGGTGGCCCGAAGGGCACGGGCAAGAGCGAGGCCCTGCGCCAGTTCGCCGCCCGCACCGGGCGACGCTTTGTGCGGATCAACTTCCGCAAGTACAGCACCCAGGAGGACTACATCGGCGCCACCGGCCTGGACGCGGGCAAGACGGGCTTCCAGCCCGGCCCCTTCCTGCGGGCCTACGTCCACCCGGGATGCGTGATCCTGTTGGACGAGGTCAGCAACACCGACCCCGGCGAACTCGCCCCGCTCAACGGTCTTCTGGAGCCCCGCGCCGCCGTCACCATCGGCGGGTCAGTCTGGCGCCGCGCCTCGGGCGTGTTCATCGCTGCCGCAGACAACACCCTCGGCACGGGTGACCAGTCGGGCCGCTATGCCGGCACTCGGGGGATGAACAGCGCCCTCATGGACCGGTTTGGGCTTGTCTCGCGCATGGACTACCTGCCGCGCAGGCTGGAGACGGACGCGCTGGTGCGCCATACAGGGTGCTCTCAGGCCCTCGCCGATCATGTGATGGACGCGATCCAGGTCTGCCGCGCCAAGGTCGATACCGGCGAGGTCATCGATGCACCGTCAATCCGCAGCGCGGTGGCATTCATTCGCGCCCTGCGACTGATGCCAGTAGATGAAGCCTGGGCCGACACCATCGTGGCCCGCCAGCCGGTCGAGTCTCACCCGGCACTAGCAGCCGTTTACACGGCGACCATCAACCACGACACGATCAAGGGGGCACTGTGATCGACACCATCAAAGCCCTGCTCGGGCGCCCGAGCATCCTGGGCTATCAGGCCCGGCACGGGCTGGAGACTTTCGCCCACGTCGCCTGCTCGGCCCTGGGTCTGCCACCCGTCCGGGTCCAGTGGGAGGCCGGCACCATGACTGCGGCAATCAACCGGCACGGGGATCTGATCCTGAGCGATATCCCCGACGATGCCCAGGTCGCCCGCAAGCAGTTCGCCCGCTGGGTCGGTTTTGTCGTGCATGAGTTGCTGCACAGGCGCTACACCGACTTCGGCGCCCACGACGGGCGTCAGTATGTTGACGCGCTGCACAACGCCATCGAGGACGCATGGATTGAGTCCCAGGCTATCCGCTCGGGACTGCTCGGCAATATCCGGGGGGTGTTGTCGGAACTGATCGACGGCATGACCACCGATGCCCTGGGGCAGGTGGCCGACTGGTCCGACCCTAAGCAGTACCCCTACAGCCTCGCCGTGTTTACACGCCCCCATGCGAGCATCAAGGCCCCGGTGCCTGGAACCCTGCTCCCCATTTGGCAGGAAGCCGCTCGCCGGGTCACCCAGGCGCAGAGCAGCGCCGATACCCTCGCCATCGCCCGATGGGTCTACGATCAACTGCGCCTCCCGCCGCACAAGCAGCAGCAGCAACAGCAGCAGCAAGCCGGCCAGGGCGACGGTCAAGGGGACGGGCAGGGCGACGGGCAGGGGGACGGCCAGGAAAGCCCCCAGGCGCCTGATGCCGGGTCTGCCAAGGTGCCTTCCCCTGGGCAGGAAGCGGCTGACGTCGAGCCCGGCATGGAGGGTGGAGGCGGCGCCTCATTCGGGCCCACTGGGGTGCTGCCCCGCGCCGGCCTGACCAGCAGTGCCCGGTGGACCGATACATCCCCCGTGCCTGGGTCGCTGAGGTTTCAGATGCGCCGCCTCCTGGAGGCCAGCGCGACCGACGATATGGAGTCGCACCGACTGTCGGGAAACCTGGACACTCGCCGCCTCGCCGCCTCGGCCTGGACCGGGCGAGTCTTTGCCCGCCGCAGCGAAGAGGCGGGGATTGATGCCGCGGTGATCGTCCTGGTCGACATGTCCGGGTCAATGTCTGGCGAGCGGGCGAAGGTCGCGGTCCCCGCTGCAATGGCCCTGCTCGAAACAATCGAGTCTGCCCAGGCGCAGAGCATGGGGGTCGCGTTCGGGGACAACGTGGGCCCCTTCAAGACCTGGACCGAGACGGTACGCCGCATCGCCCCCCAGGCCGCCCGCCTCGCCATCGACGGCGGCACGAACGATGCTTTCTCGATCCGTTGGTGCCACGACCAACTGTTGCGCCACCCGGCGCCCAGGAAGGTGCTGATCGTCCTGACTGACGGCGTCGGTGATATGCGCGAGGCCCGCAACCAGATCAAGGCCGGCACTCGGCTCGGGATCCGGACCATTGGCATTGGGATCCAGGCCGACGTTCAGCAGGTGTACGGCCAGGGATCGCCCAACGTCGTCGCCCTGCCTGACCTTGCCAAGGTCGCCTTTCGGAGTGTCACCAAGTGAATGCTGACCGGGCCATGCTGGCCCTTTTCGTCCTGGTCCTGCTGCTGATGGTGGCAGGGATCATCTAACCCATCGAGGAGGTTTCCTGATGTTCACGACCGATCTGTATGTGCGCCTGACGCACCACTTCGCCCCGGGATGGTCCGACCTGGACGACGACCGGCACGTAGGCATGGCCCGTCTTACCCCGTGGCGACTGGCCCGACCGTCTCAAGACTACGACGATGGTGGCGTTTACACGTCCACCGCCACCGTCCGCACCCAGGACCGCCGCGCCGCCCGCGCCATCGAACGAGCCCTGGCCGATACCCTGGGGGGGTCGCGGTGCAGGCATGAGCACGACTGCTGCGGCTGCGCCTATCGACGGGTGGAGGCGAGGAGGGTCGGCAAGCACCGGTACGCGGTGCGTATGTCCGTCACGTTCAACTATTGATTGTCAACAGGAGATGTAAACATGACACGTTACGAGATCGCCAAGCAGCAGCGGGTCGCCGTCCGCGCCGCCATCCGGGCACTGAACCTGCCCGGGGTCACGGTGGATGAGAACGACTGCGGCTACATCCGAGTCGAGTCGCATGGGCAACTGTCCCTGCTTCCGATGTCCTTTGGACATCGGGATGAGTTCACCATCAGGGCTGACCACTACCGCGCCCGCCCCGGGCAGTACCCGCTGCGCGAAGGACAGTACAACCTGCCGGGGATCCTGCGGACGGTTCGCACCCTCGTGGAGCAGGCCCACGGTCGCAATCAAGCATGCGCTGCACGCTTGACAAAAGAAGAGTTGGAGGAGCACAACTACAAGGTTTCTGTTGCGTTGCTTCACGCAGTTGCATCGACGCATGGGTGGACCGTTAGCGTTGCTCTTGGGGAACCCCAGGTCTACATCAAGGGCTTGCGGATCACTGGCTCGCATGCCTACGCACACAGACTGCGCGTCCATTGGCTGGGTCAGGTGATCGCGGAGGCACGACCCGAGACGCTGCCCGCGTTCGTCGCAGCACTCGACAACTTCCTCAAGATGAATGAGGTGTAAACATGAAGATCAAGACAGAAGACCTCCCCGGCCCCGCCCTTGACTGGGCGGTGGCGAAGTGTGAAGGCTGGGATAAATATCTGGAAAATGATTTGCCGGTTCGTTATGCGGATGCGGATGGTCAGGACATAGCATGGAGCCCCTCAACCGACTGGTCCCAAGGTGGGCCGATCATCGAGCGCGAGGAGATCGGCATCCGGCGCAACGCCCCCTGCTCTGACGGCAGGCAATGGGAGGCGTTCGGCAGCATCACTGCCAAGGGTGCAGGGTATCGGTGGGGCTACGGTCCCACTCCCCTGGTCGCAGCCATGCGCTGCTACGTCGCAAGCAAACTAGGGGAAGAGGTTGAGATCCCCAACGAACTCATTGTGTAAACAGGAGAACAGAGATGAACACGCACAAGCTCGCCATTGGGATCATCCGCGAGGTGGCACTCGGGAAGCGGGAGGCATGGGATGTCCTCTGCCTTGTGGCGGAACATGAGCCCGACTCACTGTGCCGCGCCCTGGGGGTTTCGATCCCCTCGGGCTGGACCCGTGCTGGGTCTGGCACTCATGCCAAGTGGGTGGACGACGTGATCACGGCCATGCCCCTCAATAAGGTCGAGGCTATCAAAATCCTCCGAGCCAACCGGGGTCTCGGCTTGAAGGAAGCCAAGGATGTCTGTGACAAGGCGTCGGATCAGCACCGCATGGCGATGGATGCTTCCCTGATCAGGGAAACCATTGCCACCTGGAATGCCCCGAAGCCCAACGACATTCCTTTCTGATGATCAAGACCATCAGCCACCATGCCCCTCAGTTTCTGAAGGAGGCATGGCCCCTCCATCAGGAGTCCATCCTTCTGGTGCCGACCATTGACCACGTCCTGCCCGGCGAAGTGTTTATACAGTGGCAGGGCAAAGGCTACGGACTGTATCGTCTGACAGAGGACCGGGCACCCAGGTATATCGGCCTGTACCGTGACCTGATGAGTGCCCTGTTCAAAGGGAAGCAGTTATGAGCCGAATATGAGCCGAATATGAGCCAAATATGATCCAAACATTTTGGCTCGCATTTAGCTCATAGGGACAGATATGAGCCAAACATGATCCAACGGGGCTTCGGCCCCGTTGTTCATTGTCGGGAACGAACAGGAACGAACGGGACCGAACGATCAGAAGTTGTCCAGGTTCTCGACGTAGGTGCCTGATGTTCGGTTGAACAGGAGGGTAGTTTCCCCCTGCGTTCCGACCCACCGATACCGGCACTTCCACACTGCGACCTCTACATACCGCTCCTGACGGTGTACCGTCAGCCCACAGTCAGCCTTGGCCCACCATGCCATCGACCCACTGATGCTCATGCCATCCGGCCTGGGTTGATCCGCGCCCGACCTCTGCATCTTTGACGGGTGCGCCACGAACCATGTGTGTACGTCTTGAGCCTTGCAGAACCTCTGGATCCTGGTCAGCATCTGACTGATAGCGTCCGTCTCTGTAGTGTCCTTGCGATCCAGGTCGATGTAGTTGTATGGGTCGATCACCATCCCTCGGATCCCCATACGCTTGACCGCAGCCCTGGCCCTGGTCAGGATGGAATCCAGGGTGTTGGGCTCTTCTCCCGCTGAGTCAATGAATAGGAAGTGATCCTTGACCCATGTAAACGCTTCGTTCTTTTCCTCTTCGGACATTCGATCCCTGCCCTCGAAGAACCGCTTCCGCAGGTAGATTTCCATGAGCCTGCTGATATGGATCTCGGGGCTGTTCTCGAATGACGCGACCGCGAACTTCCAGTCGCTCTTCTGTGCGAGGTTGACCATTAGCTGATCAACGAAGTTCGACTTGCCCGAGGACGGATAGCCGGTGACCACGGTCAACTGACCCGGCGCCACCGTGTAGATGGAGTCGAGTGCCGGATACCCGGTGCTGAAACCCGACCCCTGCCCTCGGGTATAGAGTTCGTTTACACGCTCTGCGAAGGTAGACGCATCCGACAGGCCGGCGATGGGGTACGGTTCCGCCGCCTCCACGATCCCCCGCACCTCCTCTTTGCCATTCCGAGAGGGGTCATTGAGGATCTCGTTGAAATCCTTTCCGTCGAACTTCGCAAGACGGCACTTGTCCTTGCCGATCCGGCGAGCCAACTCCTCGGCCAACGCTTGCCCAGGAGGGTCTTGGTCTGTAGCCAAGACAACGTATGGAACTGCATCCAAGAGTTCCCGTGCGTTCCATACAAATGCGAACTTCTTGTCCTCAGATGGAAGAACTTTCCCATCTGCCACCTTCAGCGGCGCACCACCGGGCACGGAGACGACGTTATCGATGCCCGCCTCTCGTGCTGAGAGGACATCAATCTCTCCTTCGACTATGACCAGAGGCTTGGTCTTGTCTGCCCACTGCATGCCGAAGAAGTCATGCGCCCCTCCGGCATCCTGTGTAAATGCCTTCTCAGGTACAGCCCTGTACTTGGCCGCGACCATCGCTCCGTCCCGGAAGTACGGGAACCCAATGGCGTCCTCCTCCCGGTCTAGCTTGTTGAAGTACTTCCTCGTTGAGAAGAGCTTCGCATCGTCTGCCGTCAGCCTTGAGATGCCTCTGCCCTCAAGCCAAACGTAATGCTCTTCAGATAGCCTTGCGTCCTGTATCTTAGGAACAGCCTGCACGTATCTCTCCTTCCTGTGTTCTCTGTTATCCCTTGAAGGGACGATCCCGTTTACACCGCAGTGATGGCAAAAGTACAGCACTGACCCGTCGTCTTTACGGGTCAAGGTCATGTCTTTGCTTCTTGTTTTCTTCCTGTCTCTGGTGCATTCAGGACAGGTTATGCGGGCGTGATCGTTGAAGTGTGTTTGCTCAAGGAGCGCTTCGATCATCTATGTTCCCGTCAAAGAGGTCATGTTGGTTGCGAGCCTGTTCAACATGACTCTCGATGATATTCTTGATCTTCCTTTCCCAACTGCTCGGATACAGGGCAAAGCAATGACTTCCGCCACCATTGGTCTTTGGCCTGTTGTCCTTGGGAGGCTGCTCGCCAAACTCTTTGAAGTAGATGGATGCCATCTCAGAGCCGATAGACCAAGCAGTCTTCTTGTCAAGCGTCACGCCCATATTGCGCGCCACTTGTGGAACAGTGATCCTTTGGTTCACTTCATCGACCCATCCTTCCGCCTGGGGAAGCTGCGGTTCTTGGACGGGCTCATCAGCTTGTAGCCATCCTTGTTTGAACCGCCCTTGGACAGCGCAACGGTGTGCGCCACATCCTTGCCCTTTCGATCCACTCCCTTCGCATCCAAGGCTCTCCTGGCCCTTTGACGCTCCATCCGAGAGGGGTGTTCACCTCTCGCTTTCTGGGTCTCGTACTCCTGCTTGTAGTCTCTCATTGCAGGCCCCCCGGGGCATCATGCACGATCTGTGCGGCTCGATCCGAGATCATGTCCAACGCCTGAGCCAGAGCATTGATGACACCGTCCGGGTTCGTGTTGAAACTGGAGACAGCGAGCTTGTAGCTCTCGTCGTCAATGTCATCGACGGTGATCAGGATGACTCTCTTCCTCAGAGAACCATCCCCCAGCTTGTCAACGATCTCGTTGAGATGCTCAATGCTGGCCTCGATCTCGCTCTTCGTAAGGTCTCTCACTTGCTTCATTTCGATCTCCAGACGGGTTGTGCCCGCGCATGACTTTTGATCGAGCGGCTGCTCATGTACTCCCCCGTCTTCTCAATGAGCTTGAGCTTCGACAGGTGTAAACAGACCGCTCCCCAGGCGTTCGGGGATGGTGGACTCGGGAAGCCGTTACGCTCGGCCCTCAATCTGACATCCTCGAACAGGGCACCTTTGTACCCTATGTCATGGAGGTATGCAAGTGCTATCTTTACTGCTTTGCTATGCCAATCTTCACCGGCATTGGACAGAGCTTGCTGAGCCCCAGCATCTCTCAGAGATTGACCGTCCATCACTACCTCCTTCGCTTTAGGCAAGCCTCTGCCAAAGCCAGGGGTTGGGTGATCCCCCCTGTCTTGCTCTGTCCTTCCTGGATGGAACCAAAGAAGAACTGTCTTCCTCCGTAATGCCTGTCATCCTCTGTATCGGATGCTGACCCATTGAGCAGGTGGGTAAGTCCTGCCGGCTGGTCCCTGCCGCCCCTACATCACCCTGTACGCATCGTTTGCTGCCTGTGCTGGAGGGCACATGCAGCCCGGTCCCCTGGATCACCGGCGTTGACAGGCTCGGGCACATGCTCTGGCCCCGATGAGGTGTTTCTTGGGTTCGGCCCATGCAGGCCATCTGCTAACGCGCCCTGACGATCATCTGCACTGAACACCCCCGGCACCCGGAGCCAGAGGCTCAGTCTGGTTGTCCTGGGGTGAGAGCCCCGAGGGTGTTCGGTACAGACGATCAGACCATCCTACTGGATGTGATGGGGCTTTGCAAGCATGATCTACTCGGCTACACTGGCTTTCGCTCAGTTGCTTGAGCGATCTCCCTCCTGTGGCGCTGGGTAGCGCCTTTGACCCCGGCGGACACCGGGGTCTTTTTTTTGCCCCGGCATCTCTGTGACCGTGATGACACAGCGAGGGCACTCCTTGTCTTGATGCCAGTAGATGTGCTTCTCCTTGACCTGCCTGTCGTTTAAATAGAGCTTTCCCTGGAGGAGGTCCAGGATCAGGCTCTCGTCAAGGTCTGGACGTCGGGAGGCGTACCAGATGTGGATCTCTACAGATACATCTAGTGCCGTGGGGTGACTGGCCGGGGCGCATTGCTGTTGAAACGACTCAGCGTAGGTCAGGGCCTTCTTGCTCTTGATGAGCCGGGACATGCTGCCGAACCGGACCAGCCTCCGGCTGTTGGCCTTGCTGGCGGGCTCTCCAAAAATTTCCCTTGTCTCGCAAAAAAGTGCTTGCATTCCTTCAGCACTAGCGATATGCTTTCTTCCGTCGCCACTCACAGGAGGTCTCCTTGAAGATCACAAACAACCACGGCGCACCAGCAACGCTGGTCGCTTTGGCGAACAAGAACCACTACTCGAAAGGGGCAGCAGACTACTCGATCACCGAGCTTCTGTCTCCCCCTCGTGTTCGCCGTTTGAGAGAACGGCACGATGCTCGCCTAGAGCAAGATGTCTCCGACATGCTTTGGTCCCTGCTCGGATCGGCACTCCATGTGGTTGCCGAGCGGGCCTCTGCGGATCAGCATGTCACAGAGGAGAGGATCTTTGCAGAAATCGACGGTGTCAAGGTGTCTGGCGCCATCGATCTGCAAGAGATGACCGAACAGGGAGTCATCATCACAGACTACAAGTTCACATCCGCCTACTCGGTGATGAACGAGAAGAAGGAGTGGGAAGAGCAACTCAACTTGTACAAGTGGCTGGTCGAGTCTAGGAAGCGAATTCCTGTGATCGGTCTACGGATCTGCGCCTTGATCCGTGACTTCTCCAGGCATGACCGCCGAGAGAACTACCCGGCCAGCCCCATCCACATGGTCGAGATCCCGATGTGGGACTCGGTCAAGGCCGAGGCGTTTGTGCGTGCCCGTTTACATCTGCACGCAGAAGCCAAGTTTGCCGATGCAATGGAAGAACCCCTTCCCCCTTGCAGCGACGAAGAGAGGTGGTTCTCTGAGACCACCTACGCCGTGAAGAAGGAGGGCAGGAAGACTGCCGTCCGTGTGTTCAAGACGATTGAAGAGGCCAAGGAGTTGGCCCAGAAGGAGAAAGGCTATGTCGAAACCCGAGCAGGAGAACCCCGCCGTTGCACCGGAAATTACTGCAACGTTGCCGAGTACTGCGATCAGTACCAATCAGAAGTCAGTGCAGGACTTGCTGAAACTTGATGTCTCCAAGTTCATCGAGAAGAAGCAGGGCCTGAGCTATGTCTCTTGGGCTCATGCCTGGGCCGTGGCGCTCAACGCCGACCCTGCCGCCAACTTCCATGTCCACATGTTCGATGAACGGTGCGTCATGTATGTAAACGGCACTGCGATGGTGTGGGTCGATGTGACCATGTTCGGCAAGACCGTCACCGCATGGCTTCCCGTGATGGATCACCGTAACAAGCCCATCCAGGATCCGGATGCGTTCCAGATCAACACGGCACTGATGCGGTGCCTCACCAAGGCATTGGGGTTCCACGGGATCGGACTCAACGTCTACGCAGGCGAGGATCTCCCTTTGGAAGTGCCGAGTGTGTTGGATGAGCAGCCTGAGAAAACTGCTCCCAAGCCCAGTATCAAGAAGGAGGCAAAGAAGGATCCTGTGAAGGAGCCCGTGCAGGATGTCCAGGAAGAGAAGAAGGAAGGAAGCAATGAAGATCCTCGGCTGTCTGCCGAGTTGTTCACCGAGTCCTTTGTGGAATACATGATCGTGGTGAAGACTAACGACGGTTTGAACAGCTACTGGAAGAGCAATCAGTCCAAGCTGGACAAGCTGAAGTCTGGCTACCCCGATCTGTATGAGCGGTGCCTGTCTGTTGCCAAGGACCGGCGTCAACAACTGAGTAAGGAGTGATCATGGCATTTGAACAACGTCCCGACTCCGGGCGGCTGATGGCCGCTCAGAGCAAGCGCAGCGAGAAGGCACCCGACTACTGGGGAGAACTCGCCATCAACATCAAAGACCTGACCAACGCTCAGGTCGAGCAGGGTTTTGTGACCTTCAAGCTGTCTGGCTGGAAGAAGCAAAGCAAGAGCGGCGTGACCTACCTGAGCTTGGCGGTTGACCGTCGGGTTCCCCAGCAGGAAAGCCGTACTCCCCCCACCCGCCGTCAAAACGACGACGACATTCCGTTCTGAAAGGAAAACCATGAGCAAGACTCAGCAGGCACAGGAGATGTTCCGCGCCAACAACCAAGCCACGGCCAAGGAAGTGGCTGAGAAAGTTGGCATCTCTGTGGCCCACGCCTACACCATCCGCCGTGCGGTGGTTGGTCCGGTCTACCGCCACAAGAAGAAGCGCGCCCGCGTTCAAACGGAAGGCCAGAAGACTGTGATCCAACTGATCAAGACCGAGGCCAATGGGTCCGACGAGAAGGACAAGACCATCAAGTCTCTCAACGACTCGATCATCCTTCTTCAGGCTCAACTGAGCGATGCACTCCGTCGAGTGGAAGAGGATCGCGCCGTCATCCGCTACCTGGAGCGGAAGATCGAAGATGCCGCTTCAGTTTGAGGCGCGGAAAGTCGCCCTCAAGCAGGACAGGACAGGGTTCGTCTTGACCCTGTCCGTACACCCCGACGAATTTCCGGCAGAACTTCTGCGGGATTTTGTCGGGGCTCGATATGCCTGTGTGATGGTCCGGATCAACGACGACGAGACGCCCGTCGCATACAACAACAGGGTTCAGAAAGCAGCCATGCTGTGCAAGAACCCATCGTTTCAACAACTGCTTGGAACCAAAGGAGAGGATGCCACAGCGAAAGCCTTGTGTGACCGCCTGGGGATCGACTCCCGGACAGAACTCAATGGCAACTCACTGGCTCAATCCCTCTTCGATGACCTTGTGGCGGAGTTTGAAAATGAAGCCTTCTAATCTTCGACCGTTCTTTGCATACCTGAGCGAAGCCCAGTACTCGGCGTTGAAACACTTCTCTCAGAAGAATGGTGTGCCGATGACTCAGGTTGTCCGGGAGAGCATCGAGTCTCGACTTTCTTCCGGCGATCTGTTTGTCGCTGGCTACAACCAGGGCCTGCAAGACGCCATCTCCGCGATCAATCGCAACAACATCTCCAAGATGACATTTCCTTCAGGAAGGACTTTCGGTGAACTCATCATTGAAGACATCTCAGCCTGCATCCGAAACGATGGAGCAGGATCCGATCAGGTTCAACAAGAAGCGTCTCAAGAAGCCCAAGGGAACGCTTCCGAGCCCGGAGCAGCAGCGTGAAGCACAGCGTCTCAAGGACGCAGCCATCAGAGCCTGGGCAGCAGATCGAGGCGTTGGAACTAAGCCCCCAACGTTCCCGGAACGTTGACAACTGGCCCTTCACCTTCTCCATCATCGATGGAGAGGTGGTGAAGAACATCTACCGTTTCAACAAGATTGCCTTTCTCAAGGCACAAGAGGAGGCTTTGTTTTGAATCCGATGGAACTCAACAGGGTCAACAAACGAGTCGAGCAGATTGCGTATGTCTTGAAGAACATCACGTTCGTTCCGCATCACAAGCTGCGAGGTTCCTTCGTTGCACCCGGGCACAGCAAAGAGTCGCCCCGTATCTTCAATGAGAACCAACTCAAGATGATGGGAGCGAAGAAAGTGAAACTCAATCTTTGGCCGAGGACATACGAATGATGACCTATCCAATCGTGGAGCTTGAGGTGATCCGCTGGGCAGAGGCCCGGGGGATCATCCCCAACGCGACCACCAAGTCCCAACTTCTCAAGGCAGTGTCTGAGCTTGGTGAGCTTGCTGACGCCGAAGGGAAGGGAGATGTAAACGCCATCAAGGACGCCGTGGGCGATGTGATGGTGTGCCTCATCAACTACTGCGCTTTGCGAGACATCAATCTGGTGGAGTGCCTGAACCTTGCGTTTCAACAGATCAAGGATCGCAAGGGCCGGCTGATGCCTGATGGCACCTTCGTAAAGGAAGCGCCGTGAAGATCAAGATGCTGACCAAGGCCCGTCAACTCTGGAACACGGGCAACAGGCCCCTTGATCGCTACAACCAGAGAGCGTGGGTTCGTGCCATCCGTAAGCTGGGGGACAAGTGGCTCTTGGCAGCATACGTGGAGAGGAAGACATGAGCGGGGGTTACTTCGGTTATGCGCAGTACAAGATCGATCAGATCTCTGACCAGATATCTGAAATCATCCGCAACAACGACAGAACGGAGTTCCCCTTCTCCCCCGCCACCATCCAAAGATTTACAGAAGCCATCCGCGCCCTAGAGATTGCGTTCGTTTACGCACGACGGGTTGACTGGCTTGTCAGCGGTGACGATAAAGAAGAGTTTTTCGAGGCAAAGCTGCTCCAAGACCTCGCCGAGGTGGACGAAGACCTAAAGGCATGACATGGAAAAGATGTACTGCATCAAGTTCTCCTCAGAGGGGAACATCCTCCCGACTACCCGCGTGGTCATCTCTGCCGCGTATCCGCATGAAGCCCTTGATGGCTTCTGGTGCTGGATGAGATTGCAGCCCTGGTACATGCACACATGGGTCTTGAACATCTCAATGGAAGAGATCCTTCGCATCGACAACCCGCCCAAGAACTACAGGATTTAAACATGCCACAGCCGCCAAGCAACAAGGGCCGAAAGATCACCAAGATTGGTGCCCTGACCTTTTCCCAGCTTCTCAAGTACTTGAATGAGGGTTTGTACTCATGCAAGGAGCTATCAGAACTGACAGGATTGCACTATGTCACGGTGCTTGAGTACACGAGAGCTATGTACCAAGCCGGGGCAGTTCACATTGGGGCTTGGGAGGCTGACTCTCGTGGTCGGCACATCATCAAGATCTACAAGGTGGGTGCTGGTAAGGATGCAAAGCGGCAAAAGATCAGTGCATCAGAGAGAGCGATTGCTTACCGCACCAAGCAGAAGCAACTTAACACTCTCAGGAGGCTGAATGGACAGGCATGAAGGAGTTCAGAAATGAGCGGCGGGTACTTCGACTACGTCCAGGACCGCATGTTCCGTGCGGCGGACAGGCTGGCGTCCCTCATTGAGACCGATGACCAGTACAGCCGGGAGACGCTCGAAGAGTTTGGCAAGGCACTCGCCATGCTTCGCGCTTCAGCGATCTACCTGCAACGCATTGATTGGCTCATCTCCGGTGATGACACCGAGGAGTCCTTCCACAAGTATTTGAAGGAAGAGTTGCTCTGCATTCCCAAGGAGAACAGCAATGACTGAAGACGTCTGCAAGCCGTCAACGACGGGAGAGCATGAGTGGAGGCCCTTCCTCTCCGGAGGATACAAGTGCGTCTATTGCGGGCAGGAATGGGTGCCGGTTGAGCCCTGCGTTGATCCCGACGAGATCGAAGCGCACAAGTACGTCGAGCCCGAGCCCGAGCCGCTGTGGCCGAAGGTTGTGGGCGTGGTCATTGCGATCATCCTGATCGGTCTGGTGTTCGGTCCTGTGGGGGTGATCAAGTGAAGCTCATCCTCTTGACAACGGTGCTGCTCATTGCAGGCTGCGCGCCCACAGGGTTTTACGAGTCGGAGACAACACCAAAAGGGTGGCGTGTGATTACTACACCCGGTAACAACTTCTCCTATATCGTGCCTGTGGTTATGGACGATGGAACCCGTTGCATTGTGCTGTCCAGCAATAGCAGCGGCAGAGGCGGCATAACCTGCGATTGGGGGAAGAAATGACAAAGCTACGCGAGGCAGCAAAGCTGGCCCTTGAGTCTCTGCGAGGATACCGCCGTGAGCTTGATTGCTCCCAGCCTTGTGATGCAGAGCGAGCACTAGAGGCAGAGCTGGCGCAATACGACAAGGATGTCCAGTGGCTGAAGGAACGCCAAGAGCATTGGTGTAAACAGAAGTCGCTTTGGGAGCGTGCTATGCATTCGCAATGCGCTCAGGGCTGCGAGTTCCTGGCGATGGAGCAGCGACTTAACGAGCGCGAGCACAGGCTCAAGGAAAGGGGATTTGAATGACCACCATCACCGTACCCCGCGCAGTGCTGGAGAAGGCGCAGGAGGCGTTGATCCACATGTGCCACAACACCTTTGCCGACAAAGGATACGACGGCCAACTCGTTCAAGACGCCATTGACGGTCTTAAAGGGGCGCTGGCGCAGCAGGGGCAGGAGCCGATAAAGCACAAACTGACTGAATGGGGCTTCTGTGGCGCGTGTGGTCACGACAAGATTCCCGGAGAGTCTTGCGCGCGTAGTGATTGCCCTGAAAAACCAGTCACCCACCCACCCCGGCGCGAGACGGAGCAAGAGCCGGTGGCGCGGGTTCTACAGACGGTCGGCCGGCACCACACCGGCCGGTTCGTTGCCGAGGTTGAGGCAGTGCGCAGGCTGCGCATTGGCGAAATCCTCTATACCGCCCCACCCCGCCGCGAGTGGCAGTCGTTGAGCGAGGAGGAAATTGCCAAAGTTTGGTGCGGCGCTGTGATGGCGCAATCTACTAAGGAGCCAGGACTTGGGGTTATTGGCTTTGCCCGCGCCGTCGATGCCGCGCTAAAGGAGAAGAACTCATGAATGACCAGGAACGAGCCGTAATGCAGAAGGCGCAGGAGGCGTTGGAAAAGGCAAGAGATACGACGCATAGCGACACGTTGTACGCCCAGTTTGAGGTTGCCATCACCGCCCTCCGCGCCGCGCTGGAGCAGCAGGAGCCGGGGCAGGGGCAGGAGCCGGTGGCGTGGGTAGATGAGGCGTCCATTGCGTGGTTGGCTGAACATCCTCGCGGGATCATCACTACGCGCCTTGTAAAGCAGAAATCGCCTGAGCGCCAGATGGCCATGTATGCCGAACCACCCCGCCGCGAGTGGCAGTCGCTGAGCGAGGAGGAGATCAACGAGTTGTCGCACACGATGGTCAAAGGGCACAAGTCAGTGAACTGGCTTGCCCGCGCCATCGAGGCCGCGCTGAAGGAGAAGAACAATGGCTGACAAACCTACCGCACTGCGGCTGGCTGGATATTGGGCAGCCAAAAATGACCAAGGCGAGTACCTGTACTCAAGTTTGCGCTTTCGAGAAGAAACCGCAGCCGAACTGCGCCGGCTGGTTGCCGAGAACGAGCGACTGCACCAGATCAACCAGTCCCACGAGATGAAGCTGTCTGTGCGCGGGTACGAAATACAGATTGCGGATCTGAAGGCGGTGAACCAGGAACTTCTGGAGGTGTTGCGCCTAACGAGCATTGACTGCCAGTACTTGCATCATGCCCACAAAGATCGGCATTTGCTTTTCGAAGAATGTCCTGTTGTGGCGCGAATCAACGCCGCCATCGCCAAAGCAGAGGGGCAAGCATGAAACTCCGCGCCTTTCTGCGCGGCTTCGTCAACGGATTGACGCTGTTGCCGCTGTGGCGGTGGCTTAGGAGGAAGAAATGAAGTTCCGCAAAAAGCCTGTGGTCATCGAGGCCACGCAGTGGTTCAAGAACGGTGATCACCCGATGGTTTACACAAAACATGGCAGCGCCAGCGACTTATGGGGGTATATCAAGACGCTAGAGGGGGAGCACATTGTCACCCCCGGCGACTGGATCATCACGGGCATCAAGGGTGAGCACTATCCCTGCAAGCCCGACATCTTCGCAGCGACCTATGAGCCGGTGGAGGAGCAGAAATGAAACACACCCCGTGGTTCCCCGCCAGCGTAAAGCCTGTCAGGGCGGGGGTGTATGAGGTCAAGGAAGGCCGCCTGCCGGTTTGGTATCGGTATTGGGACGGGCAGTTTTGGTACGCAGGAGGCCCAAGTCCGTGGAGCGCCCGAAATTGGATTTTGATGCCCATAGGGGTCAAGGAAGCAGGAAGGTTACTTGCAGCGCCTTGGCGCGGCCTCGCGGAGGAACCGAAATGACCACATGGCACAAAGGCCCGCCGCCTTCTGTCGGCTGGTGGCCGGCGAGTACAACGCGTAGTCCAAATATGCTACGGTGGTGGAATGGAAAGTGGTGGAGTTGCGGTTGTGTTGAGCGCTATTCGGCGCAAACTGTGGCAAAAGTTGCCACGGAGAAATCTCGGTATCAAAACGAAATCGAATGGACCGACAGGCCCGCATCGTGGCCGGAAAGGAGTAGGACATGACCAACGCCGAACTTGACACCATGTGGTTCCAAGCGCAGCACGACGCCATCAAGGCGGGTGAGGATTTCACTCGGTATCGTTTCGCCGCCCTCGTCGCCGCAGTAGAGCGTGAGGCGTGTGCGAAGGTGTGCGAAACCACAGACGAACCACTGGACCCTTCAGCGGCGGGAGGTGTCTTCGCCGCAGCCATCCGCGCAAGGGGGAACAAATGACCCGAGAAGACATCCTCAAGCTGGCGCGGGTGGTTGGATTGCGTAGTGCAGTTTTGCTGCACATATACGATGGCAAAGAAGGGGCGCTGACGGACCAAGAACTGGCCGAGTTGCAGAGGCTTGAACGCTTCTTCCGGCTGGCCTACGAGTCCGGTGCCGCAGCAGAGCGCGAGGCAATCAGCGACGAATACGCTGCCCGTTTACAGGGTGATCTGGAGAACGGTGTCCGCCGGCTGAATGAGGCGGCTGCATCGGAGTTCCACAAGAAGTACCCGCAGCTTGCCAGCTTCAACGCATGGCTGAATGAAAGGGGGAACACATGACCCAAGAAGACCTAGAACGCTTCGCCGCCATCGTCGCCGCAGCCCAACGCGAGAAAGTCGCCCACTGGATGCGCAGCATGGGCTATGCCACCGGGCATGGCGACACGATAGAGGATCTGCTGGACCACCTCGGCACGCAGATTGCGGAGGGGTTGCTGACGGAGCGTGAGGCGTGTGCGAAGGTGTGTGAAGACACCACTGCGGCATGGACACAGCCTGTCTACAACGGAGCATGTATGGATTGCGCCGCCGCCATCCGCGCGAGGGGGAACAAATGAAGGAATCAATTACCAAAGCCTTGGAGCAAGGGTTTGCAGATCAACGATGGAGTATCGTTGGTTATGGCGGTTCTTGGGCTAGGGCCATAGCCCCGCTACAGCAATACATTGAACACAAGGTGCGTAAGGCAGTGATGGCAGAGCGCAAGGCGTGCGCCGACATCTGCGACCAGCACGCCAGCATCGAGGGTATTGCGCAAAAGTGCGCAGCAGAAATCAGAGCGAGGAACAAATGAGACGCCGCATTCGCAGGATCAAAGACCACCTGTATCCCTGGTACATCTACGCCGCAAGGCGGCGCAAAGCGTGGGCAAAAGCATGGGGCAGCTACAAGACCCTGAGCGAGGCACTGCGCGAGGCGCATGAGGCATACACGAGGAGCAGGAATGAACTACCTCCCCAATGACACAGCCCGCTGCGCCGGGGCACACAAGACTGAGTGCGAAGACTGTCTGAGAAACATCAAGGTCAGCCCGCTGCACCCCGACGCATTCCGCTCTGTTTGGATTGGCCCGTGGGTGATGGATACGCCTTGTATTTCCAAGTTGACCAAGGAAAGAGAGAAATATGAGCAGCCACGCTGATAACTTCATTGATGAAGGCGTAGTAAAGGCCATCAAGCACTACGCACAATCACCAATCGGGACTGTCGCGGTGCTGTCCGAAGAAGTTGGAGGGCTTGTCCTCGTGGGCAAGTGGATATCAGCTAACAAACTTGGACCGCCGTTTGAGTTTGTGAGTAAGGACGAATGGAAAAACCTGCAAGCGCCGGACACACCCAGCATATCCAAAATGGAGGACAAAAAGAAATGAACCAAGAAAATATATCTGCCAAGTTAAATGCTTGGCAACAAGCAAACCCCTGGTTTGGTAAAGATATAAAAGCTACACATATAGTTTTATCTTTTCACCTCGGGCTACTAGAGTCTGGCATAGAGGCCGACAGTGATGAGTACTTCAGCAAACTTGATATTCAAATAAGCCTAGCGAAACAGCTAGGCATCTTAAAGATAAAGCAGCCCAGTAATCGATCTCAGACAAATCGCAGACCACGAAAAAAAAGGTGCAAAGCAGCGTGAGATGTCCGCACTGCAACAAGGAAGGTAAGTCAACGGTTCTAGAGAGCCGTCCTTACGATGGGCAGGTCTGGCGCAGGCGCATGTGTCCCAAGTGTTTAAAGACGTTTGTTTCATGTGAAACAGCGTCGCCGGACATGAAGATGCCGGCACAGACCCAGTCCAAACACAGGCTGAAAGACCGGAAGATTAAGCCGGAACAGCACAACCTTAGATGGAGAAGCAATGAGCGCGAATAACAGTGGCCCCAGCCACTACAAGGACAAGACCATACAGCCGTGGGACTTCATCATCGCCCTGAACCTCAACTACCTTGAGGGGAACGTCGTCAAGTATGTCTGTCGGTGGAGGCAGAAGAACGGCATCGATGATTTAAACAAGGCAAAGCACTACCTTGAGAAGCTCATCGAGGTAGAGTCCAAGAAGCCAAAGTCCAAGAAGACCGTCGCAAAAGCCAATGAACAACAAGCTAAACGCCGCCGAAAGAGAGCATCTCCAAAGGATCAAGGAGATGCCGTGCGAGGTCTGCGGGGCACATGGGCCATCTGATGCTCATCACATCAAGCAGGGGCTCCAGTACCTGTGCATACCCTTGTGTAGAGACTGCCATCAGGGCAGTTTCAACGGCATTCATGGGCAGGCCAGGATCTGGGCCGTCTACAAGAAGGACGAGATGTCCGTCTTGAATGACGTCATTGCCCGCTTGACATCTTCTTGATTTGCTGGATGTTGGAGGCCAACTGGTTCTCCAACGTCGTGATGTTGAGGATGATGTCCTTCTTCTGATCCGCATCCATGTTGGACGCCCGGACGAAGTTCTTCATCTCCCGGTACTGCTTCATGGACTTCTCAAGATCGAGGACGTAGTCCTTGACAGCGAACAGTCCCTTGTTCTCCTGGAAGTACTCACCCCACTCCTGGGGTTGCATGTTCCTCTCCAGGAGGTTGACCGTTCTCACTGCCTCATCTACGGAGTTCTTCAACTCATAGAAGGCAGTGACCTGTCCTCGTGCCTGGGGATCTACCAGGAACCTCTTGATCACCGGCATCTGTTCAAACCGCTTTGCCGCCTTCGGGGCATCGCTGTTCATGTCGTAGATGGCGTCGAACAGATCCACCATGTATCCACCGATAGTGCCGGTGTATCCATTGATGAGTTGGTCCAGCTTCACCGGGGAGATCTGAATGCCTGTGGGCAAGTCCTTCGTTGCCCCGCCGATCAGTTGAGACAACCGAGATGTCGTGGGTCCAACCTGATAGGCCGGGGCCACATCCTCCAGGCCCTGAGACACGATAGGTCTCGTGGTGAAGAAGGAGAAGTTCGTCGCGTACTCGATGACCGGCAGAGCCGTCTGAGGGATCGGGTTAAACGCAAGGGTGCTCATCAACTGCCGGGTCATGGACTTCATAAAGTCCTTCCCGGTGTCGTCACCAAAGCTGTACTCAAGGATCCGCTCCGGGATGACCTTGAACAGCACACCGATTTCAAACGGGATGGGGATCTTCACACCCAGAGACGGGATCAGCCAGTAGTTGTCCCGGGTCTCCTGCTCTTGCCTCTTCCACTCATCATCGTCGCTAGCAAGCATCCAGTACATGGTTGACAATGCTGCGATGGTCATGCCACGGACGAAGAACCTCTTCTGCACTTCCTTCGGATCAATGTCAGATCCCTTGGCGAATGCCGCCCGGTACAGGACATCAAGACCCTGCATCCGGGCATTCAAGAAGGGAACCGCTGCGGTGAGAACCCGGACCATCGGGTTGCTGCCCTTGCGGTTGAAGTTCATCACCTCCAGGGCTCTGAAGATGGCTTCTGTCTCGTTCCCAGTCTCAGCCAGGGTCTTCTTGTAGATCTCCATCCGGGTTGCCGCATCAGATGCGGTAGTTCCCTTCTCCAGGGCATCCCAGAGCGAGGTGAACGGACGGGTCAGCCTCTCAGTGGTCGTGTAAACATTAGCTTCCTTGCGAAGCTCCCTGTTGAAGCGATTGGCACTGATCTCTACTCCCTGGGAGTAGTCGTACCCTCCGATGACGCCGGAGTTCAGGAGTGCCGCGTACTCAGGGTTCTGTCCTCTCAGAGCCTTGCCAAAATTTGTCAATGTATCGACCAGCGGTGTCATGTTTACACCGGAGGACACCCAGGCAGACATGGAGTCCCGCATCATGTTGGCAAGCATGAAGGCGGGATCCTTGGTGACCAGACTTCTCAGCAGGTTGGCTGGGGCAGACAGAAGACCAATGAACGGCAGGTCTCCCAGGTTCAGGCTCTTCAACGCATCGATGAACAGAGGATCCTGAGATGAGTAGTAGGTGGCCTTGCCCTTCTCCAGGATCTTGACCACGTTCGGGGCAGAGGACACGTAGTTGAGCCTCTGAACCTGATTGATGGCCTGGGCGACGTTGACGGCCTTCTGAGCCGCAGCGTTCTTCATGCCCGCTTCGATGGAGTACTGGACGTTACGGATGACAGTCTCAAGGAACTCCCCGAGAGGTGCCTCTGATCCCTTGGTCTTCTTGGGAGGCTTCACCCCGGCAAGAGATGCAAAGATCTGCGGGCCGACCGTCTGCTCCCCGTCGATCTGACGATAGAAGGGAATGTAGTCGGAGTACTTCACAAACTCCTTGGCAGCATCCTCCGTCAATACCCCGGTGTCCAGCAGATACTTGACGAGACCGTTATTGAACTCGATCCATTCCTTCTGGATGCCGTCAAACTCAGGATGGTCTTGCAGGATCTTTGCAGCTTCCGCCTGATCAGCCGGGGTGATGAACTTCGGATCCCGTCCTTGACCATACAGCCGCAGACCTCTGTTTACAGCAGCCCAGAACTGATACTTCTGGTAGATGAAGGGATCGTTGTACTTCGCCAGCGGGGCGAAGATGGCGAGCGGACCCTTGACCGTGTTGTTGTTGTTGACAACCTCGGTGCGCCCGTTGATGTAGACCGGGATACCACCGACCCGGTCATGCACCCCCATAGCTGCGGCCAGAACACCGGCACTCATATCAGACATGAGAGCAGCAGCCTCTGCGCTTGAGTCGGCAAGTAAAGGTGCCCCGCCCATCTGGCGGACAAGCTCCTTGTCATACTCGCCCAGACGGTTGTAGCGGTTGAGGAACATCGCCCGGAAATGAGAGGCACTCTTCGGGAAGATGGCCTCCGTGATCCGCTGTATAAACGTCTTCTCTTCTCGGGGCGTGGTAGTTTGATCAATGCGAGCCCGGGTGGCAGGATCGGTCTGATCCCGCAGGTTCATGCGCGGGCCTTCACGCAGGCTTGGCTTGGCAATCGGGATAACCTTCTTGCCTTGCTTGATCTTTTCCTGATCTCGGATGATGACGGTGTCTCCGTCGCGCTGACGGTCGTAGTCAACGAAGAACCCGTCGTACCTGATGGCAGCATCCTCTGGCCGGCCAGTCCTGTCCTTGTTGGTCAGGCCAATGATCATGCCCTTGTTGAACAGGTTTTCCTTCTGACCGGGCCTCGGGTCAAGGAAACGAGCGTCGTAGTTGTCTCCGTTCCAGACCTGGAACTTCTCACCAGTCTTCTCATCCAGCAGAAAATCTGGCATGTCTTTCTTGCTGGTGAAAGCCATCGCCACGTTGAAGCCGTTGTTTAGACGCTTGATCATGGCGTTCCAGTTGGAGCCAAGACCCACCGTCTTTCCTTCGACCACCTGAGCGACACCATCCGAGCTATAGGTCAGATGGTGGTTGTCTGCAATCGGACGCGGCGTTGCCAGCTTGGTGTAGTCATAGAACCTTACGTCCGGGAAGCCATTGATCAGCGGGGCCAGCATCTTCGGCGGGAAGTCGCTGGTCACGTTCAGCCGGATAGCTGGGGTGTAGACCTGCTTTTTAACGCGACTTTTTTTCCCTTTCTCATCCGTGACGGTCTCGAAGCCCTTGTCGCTCTTGGCCCACGCCTCAAACCGCTTGATCTCCTCATACAGGACAATGCCGAAGTCCTCCGGGTGCATCACCAAGGCTTCAGTCTTCAAGTACTGAGACAGGCGCGGGCCGGCGCGGAACGGACCTTCCCCACCATACAGTTCGTTCTGGCCGCTGGTCTCGCCCAGGCACAGACTCTCGCACCGGGCAGAGTTGGGACAGGTAGACAGGTTGTTCTCGTTGATCTTCTGGGCACTTGCCAAGCCAAGACCAAGAGAAGCAACGCTGTTCTCGATGTCCTCTGGAAGCTGGTATTCGTTTAGACGGGTCTTCTGTAGCTTGCCGTTCTCTCCAAGAAGAGTGCCGACGTTGTGCTCTTCCTTGAGGACTTGTCGAGCCTGGGCCAGCCTAGCCCTGCGCTGCTCCGGCGACATCTTGCGATAGGCATCAATGCCAGACTCCAGGCCCTTGCCGATATCGCCGATGGTCGTGGTCTTGGTGACAGCCTCGCTGCGCGGCTTGTAGAGCGTGAACAGCTTGGTCATCTTCATCTTCTCGGCAAAGGCGTTACCCTCCGCGAGTTGGATGAAGAAGTCCTTGCGTCCGTCTGCGTGCTCCATGTCGAACTGAAGCAGTTCAGGCCGAACATGAACCATCACGTTGGCTTCGACCGGGCCTTGATCGATGTTCCCAAGCCTACCCCGAACAGCCGCAGGGCTGGATTCGTTGGTCAGGTAGATCCGGTTGGCAGTCGGATTGACTGCCTTGAGCCTCTTGGTCTTCGCCACCTCACGCGCACTGGCGTTGTTGGTCGGGAAGTACAAGGTCACAGTGCCATTGGCATTCAACGGCACTCCAAGGATCGGATGGTTCTCCTTGCCCTTGGCTAGCTTGCGCTCCGAATATGGAGCCTTGATGGAAGCCTTGGGCGTTTCAACGGGAACATCGATCTGGCCGGCGGAGGTGTAAGGAAGAATGCCGTTCTGATCCTCGTAAGCCTCTGCCTGCTCCTTCTCCTCGGTCGTCTCCTTCCAGACGTTGGGAGCAACCTCCCGCCCGCGAAGCTCTCCCCTCTCAGCCTTGCGGAAGATCCGCTCGGCATCAGGCTCAGCACCGAACGCTTCCTTGATGGCCTGGAAGAAGTTACGTATCTTCTTCAGAAGAGCCTGGAGCATCCCAGGAGGAGCCTTGGTCGCATCGAAGTCAGCGAACGCATCAGCGATAGCCTCTTCAATGACAGCCTCTTCATCCCCGCCGTACAGCCTCATGTAGGCGTCGTACCGGGATGTCTGTCCTTCTTTCAGAGGCTGTCTGTTTACATTCTTCTGCTTCAGGTACTGATCGATCCACTTCTCTTTGGCTTGTCTCTCAAGAGCCGTCCACTGCTGATCAGAGAAGAGCCCAAGAACCTTCATGGCATGGATGGACTCATGCCTCAAAGCCACTACAGGATCTTCCGCATCGAGTGCCAAACTGATGACCCGGGCAGAGTACTCACCCTCTGCCTTGAGATCAGCCACTAGCTTGAGGGCAACATCCTTCAAGCCATAACGCGACATAATCCTGGTGAGAGCCTTGCCCAGAATGTCAATCTTGGCCTGGGTCTCAGGAGAAACCTTCTTGGGTTCTGAAACCTCTCGGACGGAAGCCTTCTCTGCCGGGGCCATCTCCTTGCGGATCTCTTCCACAAGATCCGAAGAACTGGTCCAGTTGTCCCATGCGGCCTTCTGCTGACGAAGCTCCTTCTCCCGCTTCTTGAGTGCCTCGGGATCCTTGATGTCGATCCCTTCCTTCTTGGCAATCTCAGGTCTGCGGCTGGCCCCGGAGATAGCTGCCAACCTCTGAGCGATCTGGTTCTGCTTGAGGGTGGCGATCCTCGCCATGTCCTCGGCTTCCTTCATGGCCGAGTCATCGAACCCGAAGAGATCACCACCATCAGAAGGCGGCTGGTCCTTGGAGATCGTTTGAACAGCCTTGATAAGGTTTACAGCAGCAAGAGGACTCTTGCCCTCTTGGATAGCCTTCAGGCCAACGGCTTGGAGTCGGGAGTCTCCAGGGGCTGCGTTGGCGATTGCTGCTGCTCCTGCATCAGAGATGACATCGGCACGATGCGCCGCAACAAGCTCTGGACTACCTCTGGTGGCGATTGCGAAACCTTGCTTTCCCGGAGCCCGCGCCAGAAGTCCTCTTGACTCGGCATCTGCTTCTGAGATTCCTGCGTTTTCGAAGTAGGCGACATAGTCTTTTACCTTTCCTTGCTGATCCCGGATGTTCAGTTCAGCATCCAGCATCGCCGCCTGCTTGGCATCGAAACCAGTAGCCTCTTCATGGATCTGCGCAGGGATGGTCGTCTCCCCGCTGCGTCGCGCCAGATCCAACCTGTGCCGGCCAGAGATAACCTCCATCCGGCCATCGTTTCGCTTCCAGACCTGAATAGGAGCAACACCGCGCCGGTCGAACGTGCCTCCAAGAGGCTCTACAACTCCCTTGGTATCAGCGTCAGACTTGAACTGCGGGACATCCTTGGAAAGGATCAACTCAGACAGAGGCGCTTCAATGACCGGAAGCCCGCTCATGGCAGATTGCTCAGGCTTCTTTTCAGCCTGGAGCGCATCTTGCGCAGCCTCTTCCTCCTCCTTGGTGACAGCCTGTGCAGACTCAACAGGCTTCTCCTCGGGCTTTTCCTCCGCAGGCTTTAGCTCTTCAGTAGGCTTTACCTCTTCGGCAGGCTTCTCTTCCGGCTTCTCGCCGGCAGGCTGTGTAAACAAATCTTCCGGAGCAGCCTGCTCTTTGGTGATCTTGCTTGACTGGATCTGTTGCAGCACAGCCATCCGCTGTTCCGGAGGGACAGACATGGCGTAGGCTTTTGCCTGATCCAAAGTGCCTGCTGTTCCATCCGGGAGACGGTAGAGATCCTCTCCCTCCGTCCCGGCTGGGACGACTGTCGGAGCGGTAGGCTCGGCTATCGGTTGCGTCAGGGGATTGGGAATCTGCTCCCGCTGGCGGGCAGCATCGATCTCACGGCTCAGACGCCTTGCGAAATCAGCATCAGACTCACCGACCTTCTGGCCGGGAAGCAGGTTGCCTGCCGGCCTTGGAGCGGAAAGACCACCGCCCAGGACCGCCCCGGCAGCACCTTCCATAGCAGCCGCACCAAACACACCCTGGAACAGAGGAACATCAAACCCCTCGTTCCTCAGAGCAATGTTCTCTGCGAGCTTGGACTGACCAGCCTGGGCAAACTCAGGGGCACCTTCCCTAAACGCACCCAGGCCAACCCTTGAGGCAAACCCACGCTCTGCTTCTCTGAGAGCCTGAAGCTCTGCCGCCTCGGATGCGGCACGCTTGCTCAGCATCCCCGCCAGAGGCTTCTCGATACCCATCCCGCCGGCCAGTGCCCCAAGACCACCAGCAACAGCCATTGACGGAAGGTTGGCACTGCTGTAAGCCTGGGCTTCCTGAGCCTTGGCTTCAGCTACCTCGTCAGAGGCGCCCTTCTGTTTATACGCTTCCTTGACGGATTCGTAGATGGATCCCTTGACCTCACCAACGCCCATAGCAGCGCCGATGGCAGGCATGGCAACGGCACCAACACGGGCAGTGCCAAGCAAAGCACCAACAGGACCAGATGCCAACCCGGCAATGACGACCGGGGCAGTGGATCCAAGGGCTTGGGACAGCGTGTCTACGGGAGCAGTAAGGAATGCCTGGAAGCCAGCCTTGACCTGATCCAGAACACCCTTGTCTTCAGCATCCTTCAGGATCTGAGCAACCTGCCGCTGGTCATTCTTGGCCTGCGCGGACAGAAGATCTGCCAGCCATGTGTCGGCACTCTTCAGTGCCTCTGAGGCAGAGGATCCAGCCCCGAAGACGTCAGCCAGCATCCGAATGCCGCCGACCATACCCCGAGAAACCTGGACAGGAACGTCCAGGACTTGACGGAAGAAACCACTTTGCTCAGGCTGCGGGACAGGCGGGGCAGTGACGGTCTGAGGCGTATCCTGCATACGCGCCTGGATCGCCCGGATGACCTGCTCTCGCGTAGCCCCGGGAGGACCTTCAATGGAATACGTCTTGCCGTCAGGCCCTTGGATGCTGTACAGGGGCATGTTTGTTCCTATTTGGCTGGCGTTGCTTCAACTTTAACGTCGGCGCCCCATTGACTTAGATCCAAATCCCCCGGCATACCGGCTTCTCTACGCAAGGCTCCGATGGCGTTGTCAAGATTTGCTGCACGTTGATTGAACTGCCTATCAAAATCTCTTTGTGCGTTTTGCCACGCCGTGACAGCCGCTGGGTTGGCCTTATCACCCATCGCATTTATTTGGAGAGTTTTGATTGGCATTGTATTTAGCCATTCTTCCTTGGCCTTGTTGTAAGCCGCTTCTCTTTGTCTCTCCAAATTTGCCAGTCCGGTCAATGCGTTGGTTCTTTGTCGAACTCGCGCATCCTCCCTTGAGGCCCCAGCAGCTTGCTTTTTGGCTTCAGCCTCTTCAAGGGTTGCCCGGATAGATGCTTGCGTCTTGCGCACATCCATCATCACCTTGGCGCCCTCGATCTCTGCGTTGCGCCGTCCTTCGATGTCTCCGGTAAGGATGGAGTACTTCCTCTGCTCCTCCAGTGCCGCAGCCTCTTGGTACTGGGAGTTGAGAAGACGAATCTTCTCGTTGAGGTTAAAGATACCTTCCTCTGCCTTCTCTGCCTGAGCCCTGCGGTTCGCAAGAACATTGGAAATGCCCGAGGCCAACGACCCAATCACCTTGCCCTTCTGGGGGTTGATGGCAGCAGCCATAGCCAGAAGACCTTCTGCATCCTCGATCAAAGGCATCTTGGCACGGTCAAGCCTGCCCTGAAGCTGGCGGATGCCCTCTTCACGGATCTTGCCGATGTCCTGCTGACCTTGCTCAAGCTGTCTGGCCCGGGCCTGCTCCACCCTTGACCTAGCCGCAGCCATTTCTGGCGTGACTTCGCCTCGCTTCTTGGTTAGCGCTACCAGCTTCTCTGCTTCCGTCTGAAGAGCTTGCTCATACGGAGTCTTGCCCCTGAAACCCTCAAGAGCGGCAAGGCCAGCCGGTTCCGCAGTCGGCTCTGGCTTCGTTTCTCTGCGAGGTTCAGTTTGACGTCCACTGGTAGCAGTGCCGGCTTCACTTCGTGAAACTGCTGGCTTATTGGGCGTCGGCGGAGTTTCTTGTTTCAACCAGGGGTGCTCATTGAGCATCCGTTGCACTGCTGGCTCAGACCCAGCGTTTTGAACAAATTCAAATTGCTGTCGAATCCTTTGACGGCGCTTTTGTTCTTCTTGAGACTCTCTGTCCTCCTCGCTAAATCCCACTCCACCTTCAGGGCTAAGCTGAGCAACAATGTCGTCGTCAATATCTTCAACATCTCCGCCTAGCTTATACGCCCTCATCTCTCCGCCGTTCGCAGCCATGACGGACATGACCTGATCAGCAACGGGAGGCTGTTGCTGTTCCTGGGAGTTCTGTGCCATAGCCTGCTGACCCTGCATACCACGTTGCAGGGCACGCGCCTTCATGGCATCAGCATAAGCAGAAGCAACGGCCCACTTGGGCCGCAGATCGTTGGGATCGTTGTAGAGCCTGATCAGATCTTCTGGGGGAAGCTGTTTCAACGACCTTGTGTACTCGACAGGATTCCTACCCTGCTGGGCCGGCATGACCGAGAACGCACCGGCCTGCCCGGGCATCTGTCCTGTTTGCATCAGGGTTTGGAGTCCAGCCATGATCACTTCCCTTGACCAAACAACAGGTTATACATCCCCAGGCCACCAAGACCACCCTGGAAGATATTGCCGATGGCAGACGTTCCGGGGTCATAAGGCCGAGCGTTGATAGGCATCCCGCTCACGATGTCTCGCATGAAGGTAAGCTGTTTATACGGATAGTTCATGGACTCAGACCAGTCCTTGTACCCGATGTCCAGAGGTGCCTGTTCGATGCCACGCTGGAGAGTGCCGGCCTTCATCTGCTCTTGGATGGTCTTCAGATCCTGACCGGCGCCGAACTGACGCGATGCCTCACCAAGACGCTGACCTTCGAGCCCGAGCGTTGCCTCTCCGAGGCGCTGCTTCTGAGCCTGCTCAAACGCGGCCATGAGACCCTTGGCCTGGATGTCACCGATCTGGGTTCCCAGGTTGCGCTGACGCTCGGCCTCCATGATGGCCTGCCTGCTGCCGCCGTAGGCACCAGCCTGGGCAAGGCGAGCTTGTTCCGACTGCCGACCAATGTCAGCCTGTCTGCGAGCTTCCCGAGCCTGGATGTCAACGACATTCTGTAGGTACGGGTTCATGTAGTCCTGAACGGACCCGACCGGACCAAGGCCCGTGTTGAACTGCCCAGCCTGATACGTGCCGGTGTTCGCTAGGCCAGTGAATGCCTGCTGCTCCAGAGGAGAGTAGCCCGCCTTGGCCTGTCCCGTGGTGGGATCAGTGGTTTCAAACGCAGTCCGCTGGCCGGTATAAGGCTGGAACTGCTGTTGAGACAACCCCCATGCCCTATTGAGCATGTCCGTGAGGTAGCCCTCAAACCCTGGGGCGACGGTGCCGCTCGGATCGATATTACTCATCATGCGCTCCTTTGAAGCTGGTGCATCAGAGCGTACAAAGCGCGAGCACCACCGGCCCGATCAACCTGGGCCTTGGGAACATACATCTCGCCGTTAGACACGCGGGCAGGAGTGTTGCCGGCGATTGTCGCAGGGATGTTGTCACTTGTACCAGTCCCCGGGCCACGGATCAGTTGAGCCTGGGGGAGAAGCTGTCGGATACCCTGCGGGGTTCCATTACGAACAGCATCTGCCGTCAGGACAAACCCACCGTGCTCCATAGGAAGCGGGTTCTGCTTGGTGCCGGTGACAGTACCGCCGCTGGCATATGCCTGCATGAGACCGCCGTTGGCTGCGAACTCATGGACGGTGGTTGGACCATACCGACCCTGCGAAGTCTTGCGGGTAACCTTGGACGGAGAGAGGTTCAGCTTGATACCGCCACTCGCCTTCTGCCTGTCTTGAAGGCCACCGAGCAGCATCCCCAGAAGACCGGCAAGCCCTCGCGGAGATGTCAGTCCTTGGCCCAAGGCTGCAAGGCTTTTGCCAATCGTGCCTGCAAAGCTGTTGTTTGAAACGCCAGGAGTCCACGGGTCGCTTCCGACCCCGTAAGTTGAATAGTCTCCGGGGCTGGTTAGATATGCTTCCTCCTCTGAGGAAGGTATATATCCAGCGGCAGACCCTGAAAGACTGCTTGGGTTCAGTAGGATGTCGTAATCATCATAGTATTCGCCCATATCACGCTCCAAACTCATATTCCATCAGGGGGCCATAGCGTCCTGCGGTCATCTGCGAGGACCACTCGGGCTGCTTGGGTTCTTGCGCTGCCTGTTCTATCGCTGCCAGGACAGAATAGGCGTCTGCGTTGATACCTGTGTCGCCGTAGGTGTTGCCTGTGGGGGCCGACGAAGTGGAGGGTACACCTGCCCCGCCAAACAGTCCACCCAGGCCACCAGACTTCGTCCCACCTACAGCTTCTGACGCTGCCCTGCCGACTGCTGGACCAAGCGTTGAGCTTGCCAAAGCACCGGCCAATGGGTTGCCTGTGAGGCCACCTACGAGAGCGCCAAGCCCTGCTTGCGCACCGGAGCCTACGGCTTTGCCAAGATCGTTAGTGAGGATGCCTTCGACGATACCGGAAGGAATCCCAGTCCTCGCACCAACCAACCCCGCAACCAGCCCCGGCACAACTTCCGCAGGGGACAGCCTGCCCGTCATCAGGCCGTGGATGTTTGCAATGCCCTTGCCAAGCGCGGACACCGTGCCGTAGCCAGGAACCAGACTGGCAAGCGCGGGAGCAGCGTAGTTCAGGACGTTGTGGACGTTCTGTGCGGCGAGGGCTTGCTCTATGTTTTGGGTGAATCCCGGGACATCCATCTTCCCGAGTCCTGCTTGCGCAAGTGTATTCAGATCCGCGTAGCTGACCCCAGAGGAATGTTGCGGAGACATCACCCCGGCAAGGTCAACATTTGCCTTGTCGGTAAGGTTCATCCCCTGAACAGCCGCAGCCAACTCCGCAAAAGAAGTCGGCGCCATGAAATCTTGGACATGTGCAGGCGCGGACGCAAGCGCGGCGTCCATTACCGCCGTATTCGCTGCCGTTTGATCTGCTTCTCCGGGGCTACTATAGCCGTCGTTAAACCCCCCGCCTTGACCGGAGCCATCCCCATAGCCGCTAAAGTCCCCACCTCCGGTATCAAAATGCACTACACCGTCTTTATCGACTCTCACGGCATCCCTCCAATATCACTGAGTCAAGTCCCAGAACGACAGCGAGCCCACGGCATCGCCTGTGGTCGCCCCGGAGACCGTGCGGATCTGCACGGTGTAGATGTCGCTGACGTTCGCAAGCGACGCCCCAAGCTGCAAGTCCCAGTTGTACCCCGCAGGATCAGCCAGAGGGTTGTTCCCGCCGCTGCCGCTGGATGTAACGTAGTCCGTTTGAACGATGGTGCCACCGGAGATGGCTATGGCCGATACGTCGTACTGGACGTTGGAGTCAGTGGGGACTGACAACCAAGCAGAGTTGCTGATCTCATACGTAGTAACAACCGCTGCCCCACCGCCCGCCGCAACAGTAGCGGTCGCATTGGTGGATGCTGTGATGGTGTAAGTGTTAACGCCCAGAACGGTGATCTGATACCGACCGTTCAGGGTTAGACCGCCTACCGCAGCAGCGCCGGAATAGTTTACGTAGTCCCCCGTTGTCCCGCCGTGTCCTGTATCGGTCACTGTAACGGTTGCAGATCCGTTAACAGTGGCAAACGGGTTGTTGAGTGTTACCGTTCTACGGATCAGGGTCGGGTTCTTGACCAGTGCCACCTCGTAGTTCTGGCTGGTGGTAGGCAGTACCTGGACCCGCTGCGGCAGGACAACTGCACCCAGCGCCGAGGAAGACAGCCTGATAGACACCAGCGGCAGGAAGGTCGAACCAATCGTGCCGAGGATCGATGTGCGCCTCGCCACATGACCTGGGGAGTACTGCTCATACCCGCCTTCGGAGATCACCGAAGAGCAGATAGATTTCATGGACGCAGCAATCCCAGTGGAAGAGATGATCTCGTAACGCACCGGCAGGATCGCCGTTGTCATGTAAACGCTGGTGATATCGTTGGCGTTGTGGAAGGTGTGGCAGACGATGTACTCACCGTTGATGATGAACCCACACCGCACCGAGCCCACACCCAGCCATTCAAAGTCGATCCACAGGATCTGCGCCTTGGACGGGTCCAACGTGTAGCCGCTCAGCCCGGTGCCGTCCAGCTTGTCGCCGTTCCAACTTGACTGCGGAACAGTACGCACATCACTGGGCGTGCCCGGGGTAGGGGTAGAACTAGACCGCAAGACGAAGGAGTAGACCCCGTCCACTCGCTGGAAGAACACCCCGTTGCCTGTGTTGTAGTAGCCAACCCGCTGCGTCAGGCTTGTGCTTGCGCTGCTGTCCATCACAAAGGTGGCGAGGACAAGCAGGCCCTTCCCAGGCTGATACGGGAGTGAACGGTAGCTCTGCCGGATGACAGAACCCGCACCGCCAGAAGTGACCTCCATCTTGACGGCGGCTTCATTGGACAGGAAAGATGTTGTTCCTGTGCCTGTCGTTGCAACATCAAACTGATTGTCTGCGGCGTAGCGGTTCTGGCTGTCGAAGAGCGTGTAGGGTGCGCTGATCCTCAGACGGCCAAACGCATCGACGTTGGTGCCGCCGATTGATACCGGGACGGTTGTCGAGGATGCGTCCACGATGCGCTCCAGAAGATTGTCTAGCTGGTTGAAGTAGATCCGCAGGATGCTCAGCAGCTTGTCAAAGTACTGTGCGTCATAGGTGCGCGTTGGAAGAGGCAAGGCCGGAGCCCGGAACCTCTTGATGATGTTTGCCCAGATGGTCAACTCTTTCTCCCATCCGACCGGAGATCAATCCGGAACTTGCCCAACTGCCACTGAACACCAATACCCGTGGACTTCACCTTGACCGCCATCTGCCTGCCACGCACGCGGATGTAGAGGTTCCCTTGATATGGCGTCACGGTCCCAGAGAATCGCTCGATGCTGCTGTCCGCATCTCTCTGGATAGTACGCTCGCTCTGAAGAGCCACAGACATATTGGCATTCTCAGAGACGTTGTTTACACCACGGGTGTAGCCAGAGCCTGCGTTCTGCATGGGCAGCAGTGACATGCTGATCGACTGGTTGGCTATGTCTGCGGTGGACCCGGCAAAGGTCACATCCGGCAGAACCCGCGTGACAAACCCGAAGTTGTGCCCGTCCTCGATATCAAACTCTGAAGAGATGATGTAGGAGTCGATAGCAAGGGTTTCGGTGGTTGCCTTGTTGTCGCAGCCCTTCTCATGCTCGATCAAGCTACCGTTGTAGTCCGCAGCGATGGGGAAGTCTGAGTAAACGCTGGCATCAACCCAGGCCGTGCGAGCCAGAGTCCCGTAGTACCAGACCTTCTCAAGGTAGTTGTACACCACGTAGCGGTCTACCGTCGTGGAGTTTGCAGAGCAGTAGAACCACCAGATCTCGTTGAACTGCTCAACGGTGGAGGCAAAGACCTGGAGGTTCTGGGTCGTGTTGAAGTCATCGAAGATGAACTTGCGGATGTCGCATGGCAGCGTGGCCGTGCGACCGTCGAACACGTAGAACTTCTGATCCCCCATCCAGTACACCACGCCCGCCGCAACAGCCCAGGCACGATCACTGGCAATGGTGGTGTTGTCAGCCAGGATCTGCGAGCCCCACACAATAGGCGGGCCAAGGTACTGCATAGAGTACAGAGCAGTGTCCGTCCAGACCAGAAGCTCCTGCCGGGTCTGTGCCACAGCCTTGATCTCTGATCCGTGAGACAGAAGCAAACTCCCAGCCTGGGTGGTGGCAGAAGGCGTCCAGTTGGATGCTGACTCCTGGTCCGACCAACGAATCAGCATGGGGTTTAGATCTGTTGACCCGTAGTCAGTCGTTCCAAAGGCAAGGACAAAACGAGAGGCGTCCGACACAATACGGAAGTTGGTCTTGCTCGGGGTGTCACTTGCCCCGGGCAGCGTGGATATGTTTACACCACGAGTGGTCAGCCCGCCAGAGGTCCAGTAGTACGTCCCACCACCCTTGGGACCGTAGATCAGATCGTTGCCAAAGTTGTAGGCGTTCCACAGACCGATCTGCGTGGGATTCCCAACGGTGTACGCGCCCGCTCCACCCCAGCCTCCACTGCCCCACCCGCCACTACCCCAGCCCGTGCCGAAGGTAGAAGGAGCCGTGTACTGGATAGTAGACCCAACGCTCACCTGATACGCAGCCGTGATGCCTGATCCGGTTGCCGAAGAGGTTGCATTGATGGGCAGACCCGTGCTGGGGTTCCTTGCCTGGATGAAGTAGGTTGCGGCGTTCTCCACGCCAAGCTGCGTCCCTGCTGGAACCGCAGGAGATGGAGTGCCGCTGAGTGTGTAGGAGCCGGTTGTCCCGGTCCCAGTTATCGTGTAGTCCGTGCCATTGATGTTGATGGTGGCACCACTGACGATGATCCCATCAGAGGTGACGGCACTGACCGTCAGCGTCGATCCGCTGGTCGAACAAGTAATCAGCGTGACGTTGGAGACAATCACATACTCGGCAGTGCCGTTTACACCAGAGGTGGCGAAGTCAATACCGCCAATCGTCCCCGGCGTGGTGAACGTGACGTAGCTGCCAACCGTCAGTTCCCCCGTAGCAAAAGACCCAACCCCGGCGCCAGCATCAGAGACCGCCGCGTAGGAGAAGCCGTTGTACGTTGAGATCGCGGCAACCGCGCTGGTCACGCGAACCGGCGTGATGTCGTAGTACGCGCCGTAGTAGACGTAGTACTTCAGATTGGTCCCGACGCCCATGTAAATGGACCAGGGCCACAGAGAACGTGCAACACCTTGGAACGGATCGGCATCAAGGTTGATGTTCTCCCAGCCTCCAATCTTCTCCGGCTGACCCATCCGGAAACGGATCTTGTCGCACTCATACCAGCCGTTCTCGGCTGCGTAGCGAGTGTTCTCCCGGAAGATCCCGGGGCGAAGTTGGAGTGTCTTCAGCGGCATGTGCTTACCTCAAGAACAGCGCACGCTCATCTCTGCGCCGCTTGACAAGACCCGGGAGTTCCTTGCCGCCAGCCTTGGTCCATTGCATGAACGCATCTGCGGCACCTTCGATGTCATCACGGTTTGCCTTCATGCGGATCTGGCTGCGTTGAAGATTCCCTAGCCCTGCGTTGTACGCAAAAGAGACCAGAGCGTCGAAGCGCCCTTGATGACCAGCACAGCCGGGAACCAGACGAAGAACACCTCGTTCAAAAGCAGCGATGTCCACCTCGAATAGTCTCTCGATCTCTTCCTTGGACCAGACACGGTTGTGTTCTGGACGGAGAGGATAGTCCTTTCTGATGAACCCGGCATATCCATCCTTGCGAGTCATAGGCAGACGGATTTGGTCCTGATACAGGACATGTCCGTACCCAATAGTCCAGATGTGCGCAGGGCACAAGTAGGGCTTTGTCCTGTAGCCCTCATACCTGTGCATCAAAGCGGCGCCCTCTGGACTCAGCTTCACTTCTTGCTCCACTGCCTGCTGCCAAACCAGAACCCGATGATCCCGCCCAGCATGGCCATCTCATCTTCACTGAAGATGATCGCGGTAACACGGATCAGATCATCCACCGACAGGATCAGGCCCGGGTGCTTCCAGACGTACAGCGTCAGCGCAGCGTTGATCAGCACCAACTCGATGATGAAAATATAGGTCACCGTCGGGCGCACCGTGCCGACATAGTTTGCCACCCAGCGGCTGGCTTTCTCCAGCACCTTCTCATCGTGCCTGAGCGCGGCCTCGGTCATCTGCGCCTCAGTCTGCATCGCAACTTGCTCGACGCGGATCTCCTCCATCTTGGCCTGGGAAGCGTACCCCTGGGCCGCAAGCTGGAGTTCACGCTCGGTCTGAAGCCGCGCCAGGGCAATCTCGTGCTTCTGATCGGACTTGTTCTGGAAGAACTCCAGCAGCTTTGGGAGACCGCTGATCAGCAGACCACCGAGGGTAGACAGAAGCGACAGCATTACTTGGTCCCCTTCACAAACTTCTCGCGCTCCTCAAGGAGCTTGACCTTGACCTGGAGGTCATTGATGTGGAGCATCAACTGCTCTTTCATAATGGCCCTGCGCTCGGCAGAAAGCGGGCTGTCGGTAGGAATCCCTTCCTTGGTGATCAAGGCGGGCATGTGCCCTTCGATCTTGGTCAGACGTTCGGAAAAGGAGTTGACCTGCCCCAGCAGCCATGCGAGGCACATGACGACGATGGGGATGACTGCTTTGAGAACGTCTGCCCAGGCCATGATGGCTCCTTAGCTCACGCTGTCCGTTTCCACATGTAAACGGTGATGTACGGCTGGTAGTTGGCGTTTGTACCGCTAGACCCCGCCGTGTTCACGCTGATGCCGGTCGTTGCGGTGGAGGAGGTTATGGTCGAACTGGTGCCGGCGCTGTTCGTTGAGTACAAAGACTGTGCGCTATTGCCAACCGCCGAAGTCGGGATAGTCGTCGTGTGCGAGTGCCCGGGATCAGTGATCGTGTGCGTGTGGCTGACCACCACGGCGTCCGCAGAACCCCCAGTTTCTTCGGCTGTATCAAACAGGACGTTTGTGGAGTCGAAGCCAACAGGAACCCGCCCGGCACCGAATGCAACCCAAGTGCCAAACCCGAGCAACGTGCCAGGATTGGTTGCGTTGGTGGCGTTGATGTAGATAGACCCAACAGGATGCAACGCCTGTAGAGCGGCCTGTACAAAAGCGGTTGTAGCAAGCTGGGTTGTGTTCGTTCCAAAGCTCGCGGTTGCAGCCGTTGGCGTTCCCGATATATGACCAATAGTCTCTTCTACATCAGTGCCCGTCACCCGCAGGATCATGGACTTGCCCGCCGGGACAACAACTCCCGTGCCCCCTGCTGTGATGGTCACAGCATCGCTGGCGGTGTTCTTGACGAAATACAGCTTGTAGTTGTCAGTCGCCCCGGCAGGCACCGTCAATGAAGCGGGAGAGGCAAGCGTCCCGGTCAAGACAATGAACTGATTCCGCGCCTCTGACGACACGCCGTTCGCAATGCTGCCGAGCGTGTTGGGACCGGCCACCGTGACGGCCTTGGTAACGACGCCCGTCATGGCCTGCTCCACCATAGCGGTGAAGCCGTTGTTGATCGAGGTGCCCCACCCAGCATCACCCAGAGCAGGCTGGTTGAACTTCAGGAGGGAGGTGTAGGAAGAAGCCATGATGCCCCTCAAGTTTGGATTTCAACCCAGCCCGGGGACTGGGTATCGTTGATCTCGACCCAGGTCGTGGACGGCGCGGTCACAACATTCTGCCAGTTCGGGGTCTGGCTGTCATCTATTGGAGTCCAGAGGTAGTTGCCAGCCACAAGGTCCGTGATAGCTCCGGCGTCGCTGAACGAGACATTGAACGTGCCGCCCGCAGTGGGGGTATCCAATGCCTGGGCTGTGTCAGAGAAGCTCGCGCCAAAGATCGAACCTGCAACAACAAAAGCATCTGTCCCTGTGGCTGTATCTGAGAAAGATACCGCGAATGAGCCGGTAGCGGAAATTGAATCTGCGCCGGTAGCCGTGTCAGAGAAGAACACTCCGAACGAACCACTGGCAGAGATCGCATCCGCGCCCGTAGCGGTTTCAGAAACAGATACACCGAACGAACCAGTAGCAGATACAGAATCAGATCCCGTGGCTGAGTCAGAGAACGCTACGCTGAAGGCAAAGCTCGATGAAACAGCATCAGAGCCGGTTGCCGAGTCAGAGAAGGATGCGTTAAACGCAAAGCTCGATGAGATGGCGTCTGAGCCTGTAGCGGTGTCGCTGAAGGACACGCTATACGTCGTGCCGCCCGCCGATTCAAACAGCCAGCCCAGTGACCCGTTGTTGGTCGAGTTTGCCCCGGCGTACCACGTTGTGGTCAGCGCATAGGCACGTACACCCGTAATCGTCAGGTAGTCCGGCGAGGTCACCGTACCGGAGGTCAGGACCAGTGTTGCGGGTGAAGACGCAGATGTGCCCGTCAGCGTCAATACCCTACCAGCTTCACCAGCAGCGGTGAAACTACCAACCGTCTGCGTTGTGGTGCCAAGAGCAATGGTGGTGGCACCAGTGGCTTTGTAGGTGTTGGTGATGTTGGCGAAGGCGTTGTTTCCGGTGATGGTCAACGTGCCTGCGCCGCCTTGGTTGAGGGTGATGCCGCTGTAGGAGGCGCTGCCGCCTGCGAAGGTCTTGGCAGATGCAGAGGTGAGGCTGATGGTGCCGGTGCCGGTGCCGGTGACGGCGAGTATTCCTGCGCTATTATTAAAGGCAGATGCCCCAGCCGCTGCAAGCGTGAAAGTACCTGTACCTAGCGCAAGTGTCTTTGGCAAAACACCAGACGCAGTAAATGATGAACTAGAAGAGCTAGTTAAAACATACCCATTAACATCCAATGTCCCAGCAACCAGTGTAAGAGAGTCAGAAGTTGTCAGTGCGTCTTGTAATGTCACTGAACCAGAAGGGGAGTTGACGGAAAGAGCCTGCGTAAACGTCTTCCCCGCACTCGTAATTGTCTGACTACCACGCCCAGCAAAAGTCATCGCCCCCGTGCCCGTCAGCGTAGTGCCTGTGCCATTGATCCAATTTCCGTAAATAAAAATGTTTTGGCTACAAGCCAGCGTCATCGTATTCGTCGTCCTAGCCGACATGTCGATGGTGCCGATGTTGTAATTCTGGTTGACGGTGACGGTGGCTCCGCTGTTCAACCCTGTAGCTTCAAAGAAGCATGTGTCTTGCGCCAGAGGGAAATTGTTGACCGCAGGGGAGCCACCACTGCTTGTTGCCCAGCCTGTTGCAGACCAGTTGCCCCCACCGGCAAGATTCCAATACTTGTTCGCCGCAGCCGTGAACGTGATGCCGCTATTGCCCTTGCAGTCCCCGATGCGCGTGCCTGTCGCTGGCGCTGCTGCACCGGCTATGGTGATGTCTCTGAAGTCAACGTCTGTCAAGGATACGGCAGCGGCTGTGATGGTGCGGGTGGTGCCGAGAGTGTCAGAGCGAACGAAGTGACGCATCGTGGCGTTAGTGCCTGCCGAGCAGGTAAGGGTGCCTGTGACGGTCTGATTGGCTGTGACGGCGATGTTCTTCAGACCAGCAGATATAAGGCCGGTGAAAGACAGGTTGTTGAAGCTGTTGGCGCCGTTGATAACGACGGTGCTTATGGAGGTGCTGGTGAAAGCGACGTTGTAGAACGTTTTGCCATTACCGTCAAATGTTGGGCTTGCAGCCGTACAGTTTATTTGCGCCGTGCCAGCAACGACCGTCAAATTAGCCGCTTCTGTTTCAGCACTTCCGATGCCACTGAAAAACTGCAAACCGCCGGTCAAGTTAATCGTGCCAGAACCAAAATCTATGGTTCTACTGCTGGCGCCATTGCTAAAAATGCTACTCGTTGTCAGGTTATATGTACTAGCTTTAAATACCCCGTAGTCTACGTAAAAAGCACTTGCGCCGTTATCCAGCGCGCTGCCAAGCGTCCATTCAGAATCCATTCCATATATTTGGACATACCCTCCAAGGGTCACTCCGTTTGTCGTGATGGTTTTCCCGGTGGTGGAGCCAGACAGTATCAGTCCTCCTGTAAAAGTTCTTGTGAGCCCCGTTGCAGGGAAGGTCACATTGCCGTGGCAGATGAGGACAGAAGATCCGGCCAGAGTCACGTTGCCGCTCGCAGGACCAGCGATGGTGAGCGCGTTACAGCGACTGGTGGCGTTTACCGTCGATGTGTAGGCAGTGGCATTTGATGCACTATTGAAGATGACGTCGTCTAGGCTTGTCGGAAGCGCGGCCCCGCCACCACCTCCGGAGGAGGTAGACCAACGCGCAGTATCGTTCCAGTTGCCCGTGCCACCTACCCAGTAGAGCGTTCTGGCCGCAGGCGGGGCCGTGCGGTAGACCGGAGCCCCTGCCGTACCTGTGCTGTTGGCGCCAGCATAGAACTCGCCTGCACTGAACGTGCTGTTAAAGCCGATGCTACCCATTGCAAGGTAGTCAATACCTGACGTAGCGGCACCAACCAAGACGTGACTGGTTCCTGTGCCGGTCAGGGTGACGACATTACCAACCGTGCCCGTCACCGTCCACTTGCCGAAGGTCTGCGTTGTGGCGCCAAGGGCAATGGTATGAGCTACCGTTTTGGTCGAGGCAAGCTCGGTGAAGGTGTTGTTGCCCGTGATGGTGAGCGTGCTGGTGCCGGTGGTGCCGCCGATGGTGAGCTTGTTATAGGAAAGGCCCGCCCCCAAAAATGATCTTGAGCTTGTGCCGGTATTGGACAAAACAATGTTAGCGGTGCCTTTATAAAAGTTCAGACCAGTGGTAAAACAATCCCAAACATTTCCGGTTGACCCAGACAAGGTCCAGGTGCCTGAACCCATTTTGATAGTTTTGACACCAAAACCAAACGTCACAAATCCCACTGTGACGTTATACGTTAAGGCATCAAATGTCCCTGTAAAAAAAGTTAATGTGCGTGCAGCGATAAGTGTCAAGGCGTCAGCAAGCTGAACAGTTCCTGTAACACAATCAACGGTTATAGCACCGCTCCATGTATTCCCTGCGCTTGTGATTGTTTGCGTACCGCGTCCCGCGAATGTAGATATTCCGATTGTGCCTGGAGTGACCCCACTGCCCAGCAAAACGTTGCCGTGGATAAAAGGGCCTCCATTTGACCAGTCAATCGTGCAAGCAGAAGTGCGCGCTGACATATTCAGCGTACCAATGTTCCATGCTGCCTGCACCGTCACCGTCCCTACGCTGCCCGTGTTGTCAAACACAGCCGTGTCTTGCGCCAGCGGGAAGTTGTTGATGTCAGGCGTGCCGCCAGAAGACGGAGCCCAGGCTGTAGCAGACCAGTTCTGAGTGCCTGCGAGGTTCCAGTAGACGGTCTTGGCCGCAGGGAACGTGATGCCGCTGTTGCCGCCACAGTTGCCTGCGCGGGTCGGAGAAGAGCCCGCAGCAGCCCCTGCAATGGTGATGTCGCGGAAGTCGCAGTCTGTGGCGCTGAGCGTGCCTACGGTGAGAGTGCGGGTGGTGCCGAGCGTGTCAGAGCGGACGAAGACGCGACGGACGGCTGTGGCACCGGCGACGGTGAGGGTGCCGGTGATGGTGTCGTTACCCCCAAATACGAGCGTTGAAATGCCTGCAGCGGCAGGTGCCGTAACCGTCAAGTTATTAAACCCACCACCGTTTACTGGTCCTAAAACAGATACTGTAGTGATTGCCGTGCCGGTAAATGAAAGATTGTAAAGGAGCTTTGCTCCGGGGGTGATCGTTGCCGTGTTACTGGAGCAGTTTATCTGGGAGGTGCCAGGATTGGTTGTAAGATTTAATGATTGCGTAAATACAATAGGTGTTGTTCCACTCAACGCCACCGTACTTGACCCCAATGTTATCGTCCTGACGTTACCGTTGGTGGACGACAGAGAGTCTGCGGTGACGTTGAAGTTCTTGGTGTCGAAGGTGCCGTTGGTGACGGTGAGGGTGTTGGAGCCAATGTTCAGAGCGTCAGCAAGCTCGACGGAGCCGCCGTAGGAGTCAACGGTGATGCCGCCAGAGAACGTCTTACCCGCACTAGTAATTGTCTGCGTGTTGCGTCCAGAGAACGTTAGCGTTTGTGCTCCGCTCAGCGTTGTTCCTGAGCCATTGGTCCAGTTGCCGTAGATGGTGCAGCCCGGCGACAAACTCAGCGTCATCGCGTTTGTGCGCGTAGACATCGTAACCGCGCCTGTGTAGGCGATGACGTTGTCCATCGTCACCGTAGCCGACGTATTCAGCCCCGTGTTCTCGATGACAGCCGTGTCCTGCGCCAGCGGGAAGTTGTTCGTGCTGACAGCGCCGCCAGAGCTTGCAGCCCAGTTGTTGCCGCTCCAGTTCCCGCCAGCGGCTTGGTTCCAGTAGACGGTCTTGGGCGTGCTGAAGGTGATGCCTCTGCAGCCTCTCAAGTCGCCAACGCGCGTGCCGCTGATGGGCGCGGCTGTGCCGATGACGTAGATGTCTCGGAAGTCTGCGTCGGTCAGGCTGGGTGTGGCGTTGACGGTGAGGGTTTGGGCGATGCCGTAAGTGACGCCGCTGAACCAGACTCTGCGGTTGCCTGCTGTACCTGTGGTAGAAAGGGTGCCACTGATGGTTTGACGGGAATCAAAGGTAACTTGCACAACACCTTCCGAACTAATCGGCGCTGTGACTGAAAAATTGTTGTACGTGCTGGCGCCTCTAATGTTTATAAATTGCCCTCCGGTTCCCCCTGAAAAAACCACATTATAGAAAGTAACTCCTACTCCTCCCGCAGGGCCTGTATTAAAGTTGTAGTTGAAGCCCGCGGTCGTGGTTATCGTGGACGTGCCTGCATTAAATGTTAAATTTGAATTGGTACTGAAATTTACGCCTTGTCGCAGCGTTACCAAAGATGATCCAAGATTGATTGTACGAGTAACGGCGCCAGTAGAAGTCAATGTATTGGCCGTAACAGCATAGTTGTCAGTATTAAAAGTTCCGGCAGTAACTGAAAGCGCAGCGCTACTAGTTAGTGTCAAATCTCCCGCAAGTGTGACCGTAATGGTGGAATTGTTAATTGTCACAGGGCCAAGCGTCTTGCCAGCGCTGGTCAGAGTTCCTGTTCCCAAAAATGACAGCGTTCCTGTATATGTTACCGTCATCCCTGCCACAAGCGTGACACTACCGGATACGCTGATAGAAGCGGTTCCTGCCAATGTTCCCGTGAACCCTGTACAGGTGATGGACTGCGCCCCGGTATTGCCGAGAGAGATGGTGACGGTATTGGTCCCGGACAGTGCGGTAAAGAACACTGCATCAGCAGATGTAGGCACACTGGCCCCGCCTGCACCACCATCAGTGGTGGCCCACTTGGTTCCCGCATTGCCGTCCCAGGCTGCTGTACCGCCGACCCAGTACCTATCGGCCATGTTTACACCTTCACGTAGCGAACGCCGTTGATCTCGATGTATTCAGGCTCAGGCACAGGCTCCGGCGCAGGCTCGACTTCCACCGGAGGTGCTGTCACGATGGCGATCCAGTTGTCCCGCCGCTGTTCCTTCATCGCCTGGATCTCTTCGTCCGTGAAGGCGTGATCATCAGGCAGATGGAGAGCGTCTGCGAACTTGCCGTGAGGGGTCTCGAATTGGAAGTCGATTTTGATCATGGCTTTAAAGCAAAACACCCGCCAAGACGGGTGTCTTTTTGAAGAGTTACCGCAGATCAGGCTGCATCAAGGCTGAAGGTGTAGGTGACGTTCAACGTGTCTCCATTGACAACAGATCGATCACCTGGGGCGGCAAAATCTGCGGCAGAGAACAAGGTGCCGGTAGTCCCGCCCTTGGTATTGTTGGAGGTCAGGAACGCCCCGCCGATGGTGGCCGAAGCGTTGATGTTGAACGCAGCAGGAGACGCGCTGTTCGTGATCACCGAAGGATCTGCCGTCGTGGCCGTACCAAAGGTGCAGGTAGGACGGTTGGCATTGCTATAGCCCGTCTGCTCCGTCCAACCAATGTGGCTGGACATCGTGTCGCCCGCAGCGGGGTTGTTGCTTGATGCAGCGCCATATAGGCCGATGTACCAAGTCGTGATCTGCGTGGCAGCAGAGAAGTACACCGCGTTCATGGACTGCAACCCCTGGTTCACCACGAGGTTGTGGGACTCAGCTTCCCACTTGAGATTGCCATCCTTGTCGATGCACTGGATCTTGAAGACGCCGCCAGCCTTAGACTTGTTCAGCATGATGATTTCCTATGCGAAGCGCAACAGCGCTGTCGTGGCGGTTGCTGTTGGGAGTTGGATGGTGAATGTACCGGAGGCTGTTTTGTCAGCACCGAAGTCCAGCACAGCGATGGCGCGGTTGGCCTTGGTCTCGTTGTAGATCAAACCGCCCCGGCAGGTGAAAGATGCGTTGGCAAATACAGGGTTGTTGAACGTCACGTATGCAGTGGTGCCGGAGAGCAAGACTTGGACACCAGTGAGCGGGATCCCGCCCGGGAGGTAGCCTGCACCAACAACTTCGCCTGTTTGTGTGTAAACAGTCGTGGCTTGGCTGAGATTTGCTGATGCCGTATAAAGCGCCAGCTTGAGCGTGTCCACAGGAAGGTTGTGGATGCCTTGCCAAGACTCCTGTTTGAACGAGGAGCACATTCCCTGGAGGATAGGCATTTACTTCACCGGGTTCCTGACCTGACCGCTGCGGTAGGCGTCTTGACGGTTCTTGCCGTCGCCCAGGTTCTTCAGCAGCAGGATCGAATCGTTGAACTGGCTGGTGTACAACTGAACGATGTCCTGCTCAGCCTTCATAAACCGCGCCGCCTCCACCATGACAGCGTTAAACAGGACACTGTCAAAGTTGTCGCCCAGCCACGTAGTACCCGCCGTGACGATGCTCTGCGGGTAGTAGAAGTAGTGCAGTTCTGCGGTAAGACCTGCAGACGGTGTCGGACCCAGGATGAACGTCAACTCCGTTGGCACGTTGTATACCGGGCCAAACAGAGCGTAGTACTTGGGCACACCTTGCGTCGTGGGGTTTGGATACGACTCTCTGATGAAGTTCACATCCTTGTTCAGGAGGTATGTGTAATCTCCACCAGCAGTGGGAAACACCGCCAAACTGAAGACCGACAAGAAGTCCGTAGGCGTGGTCAGATACTGATTGCCCTGACTCAACGTCCCCGTGACGTTCTTGCGTAGCGCTGGAAGCTGTACCGTGTTGTAGATCTTCTGCTCCGCCAGATCCGTCATCGTGGCGAAGTCAGTCGCCGAGAACGTGTTCTCGACGTAATCCTCAACAGCGGCCTTCAGTTGGGTGTAGTTCACGCCATCGGTCCCCGGGCCATAGTGCCCTTGGTGGCTGCACCAGTCCCACGGATCTTGATCCCCGAGGTCTTGGCCGGGGGCGTCGCAGCGGAAGCAATGTTGCCCACCACCATGCGCGGCATGGGCGCATCAGCGTTCACGACCGGAGTCGGAACAGGCTTGGCCTTCATCATGTCACTTCCCCTTGCGCCCGACCGGGCCTTGGTTCGCCACGCGGGCCATGTTGCGGCCCATCTTCTGGGACATCTTGGTGGTCACACCACCCTTGGCGAGCTTGGCGCCAGGACCATGCGCCGCACTGGCGGGCTTCTTGGCATGTGCCCGGAGGGCCTGCATTGCGTTTTTCATGTCGAACTCCTTCGGGCTGTGCCCATCTGAATGATACCGTTGACCGGCGGGTTAGGGAATGGGCTGCCAGTAGGCAATTTTGACCGCGCCATTAGCGCCACTTCCACCTGTAGCCACTACACCCCCCGCACCAACAACTATGGTGTACGTCGCGCCCAAAGTTGTGGTTACAAATGTCCAACGAAGCGCGCCCCCACCGCCGGCACCAGAGTTAAATCTTACGCTCCCGCCGCCACCGCCGCCATAAAGACCGCCTGTGGCGCCATATGCAGGAAACCCGTTGACGGCTGTACCGTTTGCTCCGCCAGAACCGCCGCCGCCGCTGGGGCTGTAAGCGGTAATATCGGTTGGTGACCTGAAGCCCCCTGCACCGTTTGCACCGAGTCCGGACAAGCCGACTCCGCCACCGCCAGCAGCACCCATCTCAAAGTCAAACCACCCGTACCCGCCGCCGCCCGCGCCGCCAGTGCCCGCCTGCCCCGGAATACGTGTTACGGAATCTATTCCGCCTGCACCCCCGGCACCTGCGTACCCACCTGCACCGCCACCACCTCCGCCCGCGAACGGAGTGCCTGTGCCACCCGCTCCGCCATCACCACCAAAAACAGTTGCGCTTAGCGCAGTGCCTGCACCGCCCGCTCCGCCGTCACCAAACCCAGTAAACGGGTCTGGGGGTTTTCCGCCTTTACCGCCACCAGCCGTCAAAGCGGCTCCGAACGCAGAATCGCCCCCGTCTACTCCGTCCGTACCTATACCCAACACTGAATGCCCACTGGAGCCGCCGCCACCTACGCACAACACGTAAATCTGATTGGTACTCGTAGGCGCAGTCCAGGGGTACGTTCCCGGCGTCGTGTACAGAACTTCGACAAGCGTGAACTGAGGGGTTCCAGTATTGCCGATAGTCACCTGACCAACTTCACCCACGCCCACCAAGGTGTTTGGCGTGAGCGGTGCATCAAAGCCCTGAGAGCCTCCAATAGGGTTCCATCCCCATTGGATGACCAGCATGCCCTCGCCAGGAAAGCCCTCTTGCAAGGGGCCGGTGCCTGACACCGTGTCAGTTTGGAGGCCGTTCGTTCCGGACTGATACCACGTATTTGTGTCCGGGCGGGGGTCACGGATGGCCTGGGGGTCGGCCACCGGGTACATGCCCAACTGCAACTGCGGCTGGTCCGGAGTCCAGCACTGAGGGCACGCCTTGATCTGCGTCTGCTTGGTCTTGACGACGAGGTTCTTGAGCTTCTTCAGGTCGAAACGAAACCCACAGACGTCGCAGAACCCGAACGCCTTTCTTCCGTTTGCAAACCTGTTAGCCATGTTCAGCCTATGAACATCTGCCGGGGCACGAACCGTACCGCAGCCTTCTCACGGTCTTCGCTCGATGCACGGTCCCAGTCTTCGTCGTACTGAGCCTTCAGGATCTGGAGCCTCTCCATGCCGCCCGGGATCTTCATGCTCAGGTAATACGCCAGACCAGAGACCAAGCAAGGGATGAAGCGGAAGGGCACATCCTGGGTGGTGTCTCCACTCGCTCCCGCGTCCTGGATACGACGCAGATACCAGTAGACAAACTGATAGACACCCGTCTGATCAGGTGTAGGCCACACAGTGATGCTTGGCAGTGCCGTGGCGCTCGGGGAATAGCTGCTGGATGCCGGGTACGTCGCACCAGAGTTGCGGTTGACCAGCACCTGGATCGGACGAGCCTGTTGCAGCTTGTTCGGGATGGACGAGTAGGTGCTGATGCTGATCCGCGTGATGGTCAGATCCACCTGAGTAGAGACGTTGCCCGCGCCCGTGCGGATGACATGCTCAAGGAGATCGACAGTGTCAGACGGGAGCGTGTAAGTGTTTGTGCCCTGCACCAGGGGAATCATCCCTTGGTTGAAGGTCCACATGTTTACACCACGGTTCGCCCAGTCTGCGAACAGCAGGTTCAGGGACCGCCGAGCCGTGCGCAGGTCATAGCCCGTGCGAAGCTCTGCACCGCAGCGTTCAAACGCTTCCTCGACCACTTCATTGAGGTCAAGGTTGAAGGTGGTGGTCCCTGAAGTCGGCATTTAAGCCTCCTGCGGCGCCTCGGGGGCAACCTCCGGAGCGGCTTCGGGGGCAGTCAGACGCTCGATCAGCACCGAGATATCCGAATCAGCGGCACCGAACGCAGCGATTTGCCGCGCTTGCAGCGACAACAGCGCCGAATGGATCAGCACCAGTTCTTCTTCAGTAAACGTCATTTCCTGAGCCCCTTCAAAGTTTGTGCGAGACATGCCCGCTTCTCATCTCGACCATCACCGATATCTTGCTGTCTTCGATGCAACCTTGGGAGGTTGCTTCACAAACTGCTGACCTTTGGCTTTGCCTGCCCGCTTTGCCCGGGTTGTAGCTGCATACTCAGCAGGAGACAAAGCGTTGATCGCAGCCTCGGGCAGATACCGCTCCCCCGTCTTTGAAGACGGCTTCCCTGACTTGGTCCGCCATTTCTGAGCGGTCCAGTCCTTCAGGGACTGCTGCGGGGCTTTCACGCTTTCACTCCAACATGCTCAACCTTGTTTTGCTCAATGTATAAGGCCGCTTTGCGCAACAAGTTTGCGTTGTCCTTCATTAAGCCGAGACCGCGATTGCAGTTAGGGCACAGCAACCCCCGTATTTTTCCAGTCTCATGGTCGTGGTCAATACACAGCCATGCAAATTTTTCTTCCGGCTCATTGCAGAGAGCACAGCAGCCTTTTTGGGCTTCATACATCTCGTCGTACATCTGCTGAGTTGCGCCACGTCGGCGCAACCTACGGTTTGCGGTCAGCCAATTGTTGCGTTGCCAATCATTTAGATGATCACGGTTCTGGTCTGCCCATTCCTGCCTTTTGGCCTGCATGCACAACTTGCACTGCGACTTGTACAGATGCGCCAAATTACCGCCTCGGCTGAAAAACTCAGTCAGCGGCTTGGTTTGCTTGCATCCAGTGCAGGTCTTAGTCACGGTATCCACCGCCCCGAGCCTTATATTGCTTAGCTAACAGTTGACTTTTGCGGGCACTCCACTGGCCTGCCGCCGTGCCCTGCGTGGCCTGCCCCTTGATCTTCTCAAAGAGGCCCTTGCGCATCCCAGGCTTGGTGTAGTTGCCCGCCTCGTTCACGCGGCTCTCGCCACCTTCAGCATAGAGCTTGACAGGCTCCAGGGCGTCCTTACGCAGGATCTTCCTGGGCTTCTTCAACTCCGGGCGGATGGCGCCCATGCCGCGTGAAGTCCTCATACCATCCTGCACTTCTTGACACCGCGTTGGGCAATGCCTGCACCGCGCACAGAACCACCCTTGGCGTAAGCCTTGGTCTTACCGCCCTTCTTGAACTCGACATCCTCATCTGAGTCCCGGGTGCGAGAACGCGGTGTTTCCTTGGCCTTGTCGGTGCGCAGAACGGGCTTCTCAGCCTTGGCTGCTGCTGCGGCTTGAGAACGGCCAGTGCGTGCCTCTTGGACTTCCCGGCGACCCACAGAACCACGCATGGCAGAGGTTGCAGCCTCCATCTCTTGTTCCGGCCTGAACCTGCGTCCGGTATCAGAGGTGGTGGTTGCAGCAGACCTCATGGGAGCGCTACGTGCCCCAATCGATGCAGAGCCAATGTCTTCTGCAAGAGCCTTGGCAAGCCCTTCCTTGGTCGTGCCACCGGGCAGGGCAACAGTGCCAGGGTAAGCATCATCGATCTGCTTGACGATCTGTTGCCACTTGGCAGGATCTGCGCCTTCCGGGGGCCTGGAACGCCATCCGGTCTCTGCGGCTTTCGCCCCAGACATGGCACGAGCGCCCTTCATTGCCGCACCAATCGCAGGCCCAGCAGCAACAGAGGCAAGCATACCGAGCGAATCCATCGTCCGCTCTTTGGCCTCATCACGCTCCTGCTCAGGGCTCTTCGACGGCGGAAGACGCTTGATCCGGTCCATCACCTCTTGCGAGCTTGGGCTGGAAGCGCTCGCACGCCGACCAAGGGCCGTTGAAACATCCGCAGCCCTACCCGACCGTGATGGGGGCCGCCCGGTGCGATCTGCATTCAACAGATCGCGGAGCGTCTTGTCTTGCCCATATTGGCGACGGAAGTCTGCAAGCTCTTCTTTGGAGACGTCAGCCATCCCATCCACAACCTTGCGGTTGGGGTTTGGCCCGGTGTAGGTAGTGCGGTTAAACGCCATGTCACACCATCTTTCCCTTGGTATGGCCCTTGCTGACGCAGCCATCGGCACGGGTCACGCCGCCCTTGGCATACTTCTTGGTCATGCCGCCCTTGCGGTAACCTGCTTGGTTGTACGCTGCGCCTTCACGCGCAGCAGCAGGAACCGACTCCATCATCTTCTTGGCGGCGCGTTGATCGTCCCGGGCAGACTTCGCCATCGTGGGGGAGATCTTGGACATGAAGTCCTTCTCTCCTGCAATGCCCTTCTGCATCATCTCGCGGGACTTGTCCATCTTGGCAGACTCTTCTGCCGTGGGGGTCCGATAGTTCCGTGCCATGTTCGTTCTCCTCAGCAGGCTTTGCCGCCGTATGCCATCTTCTTCGCCGCGCCGCCCTTGGCGAACGGCTTGCCCTTGGGCGTGCCTTTGGCTTCCGCCTTCTCATGCTTGATCATGGCCTTGGGCGCACCCTTGGCCTTCATAAAGGCGAGTTCCTTCTTGACCATCTTGGGAGATTCTTTCACGGGGCCTCCTTCGGCCTTATGGGCTTCGAACTTCAGGCCAACGGCCTGGGGGATGCCCACCTTCTTGGCGAAGCCTGGGCTGTGCGCGACGGCCCGCATGAGCCGCTCTTGCTTGGGAGAACTATACGGCATGGGGCTTGCTTCGTAGATTGTCGATCTTCGACTCAATTCTGTCAAAGCGTTCGATCAACTCTTTCATGTCCTGCCGGAACTCTGAGCGGGTGATGTGATCCCGGGCCACTTCCTCTCGCGTTCTGTTGAGCAGAATGCTGATACGGTCGAGTTCTTTGAACTTGGCTGACATGAAGAACCCCACAATCGCCAAGAGAACCGTAAGGACGGCATTCCATACCGCAACAAGATCCATACGTCACCACACCTTGCATACCACTTTGTGCTTGCCGACGATCTCACCAGACGCCCGCATGGCTTTTACTTTTGCCTGAGCCGCCGCTTGCATAGCCATGTTTTTTGCTTTGTCCGCAATACACGGATGAAGCAAACCATGCTCACGCGCAGACAAAATACGTAGATTTGTCCAGTGATTGTTTTGATGATCGCCGTCTATGTGGTCTACATGACAGCCTTCAAACAGTTCACCAACAAAAGCCTGAGCAACCAAACGATGGACAAGGAATGCTCTTGAACCAACATCTCTAGGCGCTCCGTCCCGCAAACGGACCTCTACGTAAGGAAGCGTTCTGCCGCTTGCGCTGCGCTTCTTTGGCTTAAGCGCCATGATTCGTTCCTGAACCGACACAAGGCACCCAGATTTGCCGCGACGAAAGCGTTGCACCGATTTCATGCGACCGCAGTCACTGACTTCGTACATGCCTTCATAGCCCCTTACTGGGGCCCACCGCTCGGTCAGCAGTTCCATGCTTTCCTCGCCTTGCGTAGCCGGCTGTTCGGATCTTTGGCGGCTTCTGGGAACATCTTAGCCTGTCCTGCAGATCTTGCGCAAAATGACTTCCGCCGCGCCGCGTCCTTTTCTGTCTTTGGATTTGGAGCCGGAGGCTTCAACCCAGGCTTTCCGGGGTTGGCTTTGTTGTAGCTGGCGCGGCCTTTGGCGTTGAGTCCACCGGACTCAGACTTGCCCTCTTTGCGTTGCCATGCAGGGGTTTTGGCCATGTTGACCTCAGTCCGTCAACCCTGCGGAGACAGGTTCCTGTGCCGCTTTGATTTGCGCTTCGCCCTGTTGCTTCAGCCGCATCCAGAGGTCAACGGTGGCCTCCAGTGGCAGCTTGCCCAGGCCCGCCATGATCAGATTGACGTCGTTGACGGACAGGTCGGTCAGGGTGATCTTGATGTCGTTCATGTCAGGCTTGGGTAGTTGCCCACGGCAGCGGGGGCATGATGACCGGCGGGTTGATCTGATTGTCGATCTGTTGCTGCACCGCAGCTTCGGTCGCGGCTTGATTGACGCCGTTGGCCCAGCACCAGCCCAGCACTTGGTCTTGCGTCAGGTCGGCGTAGGGCGTGAAAGAGCCGTCAGCTTCAGCGGCTTGGGTGAAAGAACAGGTGGAGTACACCGTGCCAATGTAGGCCCCGTCAGTGCCCGTGCAGCGCCAGCCGCATTCAATGACGTATTCCGGCGGGGTTGCGGTGGTGGGGGTGGTGCGAAGCCACTCGATAACCCACTTATTTTGCGTTGTCATTTTTCACCTCTTTCGGTTGTTGCGGAACATGCGTGACCTTGGTTGTCACGCCGTCTTTGCTTTGCGTAATGGATCCACCGGGCTTGAGTTGAATGCTGCCGCCCCACGTTTGCGGCTTGGTCAGGTCTACCGGCTTGCCGTCAATAAAGATCATGGTGTTGTCCTTTCAGATCTTGGCATATTTGCCGTGGTGCAAAGAGCGAGCTTCAGTTGCAACAAGCCCAGCCAACTCTATGTCTTTGAAGTATTGTTGAAACACGGTTTTGCCGTTCTTCATCACACGCACCAGCCACGCCTTGCTCTTCTTGTGCCAAGAAACGCCGGGGTAGCCTGATGTGTTGTTTGCCAACGCAAAGCGGTTGCATTGGTTCTCGCTACGGTTGGCAGCGCGTAGGTTTTCAATCCGGTTGTCTGCGCGGTCGCCGTTGATGTGATCAACCTCTTGCGGCATGTAGCCGTGATGCAGCATGAAGATCAACCTGTGAGCTTTTTGGACTTTGCCTTGCCATGTGATGTGGCGGTAGCCGGTCTTGTGCATTGAACCAGCAGGTTTGTCCAACAGGTACTGTTTGTTTGGATGGCTTGCGCCTTTCCAATACAAGTACCCATCACGGTACTCGAAGCAATCTGCGATGGCATGTTGCGTAATCATGCGTTTGCAATCGTAGTAACGGTGCCAGAAGAACCTTTGTATTTCAAAGCACCGGATTCAACGTACAACACGCCGCCGCTAGTTGGCGTTCCAGGAACACTTGCGGTGTTGGCAATGTAAAACGCATTTGCGCCACCTGGATCATTGGTGCCGCCAAGCAAAAGATTTGATGCTGCGGTGAGTGTGAGCGCCTGCGTGAAAGGAGCGGTCGCTCCTGCGCCAGAAGTGTTATTGGGGGCGTTATGCCAAGAATGTGTTCCGTTTTGCTGGTTGTAAAAAGTTGCCAGTCCGTTTGCTACGTAGCGCAGTGATCCAGAACCATAGTAAAAATTAACGCCAAATGATGCGTTATTTGCATTGTCTGTTCGACCGGACAATGACGCAGAACCCGCGCCAGTACCAATCTGAAAGGTGCGGTAAATCGCTGTATCCCAAGCACTCGGCGTCACCCCCAATCCGAGGTTTCCGGAGGAGTCGAGCGTTGCCCGTAGCGCCCCAGCCGTGTAAAACTGCATCGGCGTGGCGTTGCTGTTGTAAAGAATTGCGGCGTATGCCGTGGAACTTGAAAAAAATGCACCCCCCGTGGCGGATTCCGTTCCAATGTAGAAATCTCCGCCCGTACTTTGAAAACGAATAAAAGATTGCGCTGTGCTGACTGCGTCAATCGGGTTGGCGTTGAGGCCAATACGCGAAAGAGCAGCGCTGCCTGATACCGTCAGCTTACTGGTCGGCGAACTCGTCCCAATCCCCAGACCGGTGCTGGTGAGGCGCATTTGTTCGGAGCCGTTGGCACCAAAAGCCAAAGACACGCCGCTTCGGGCCATCAGCGTAAACAGTGATGCGCTGTCAATGCCTGTATAAAAAGTGTTTGCGCCGTTGTAGGCGTATTCGATGCGGCCATCATTTGCTGCGCCTGTATCAAACCCTGCAAATGCGCCTGTACCTTTGACTGCAAAACAAGTGCCGTTTGTCCCCCCGTTGATGGACAAGAGCATCCCATCAAACGTCAACCCACTCCCGCTCGTCACCACCTTGCTGCCGTTGAGGTAGAGCACGCCGTTGGCGGTGCCCGAAGGCACCGTGCCGGTCAGAAGTGCTGCTGCCGTCGTTTGCTTCGTCGTCGCGCCCTGGACAATAGGGACAAGCTCCGTACCCGCCAAAGGCGTGGTAGCTACGGGCAACTGGGAGATTTTGAGATCAGCCATTGTTGGCCTCCAAACCGATCTTTGAACCGTCTTCTTGCAGGAGGAAACTACCGTCCTCGATCAGCAAAAATGAATACGGGGGCGCGTAAGCCCCCGCTCTGTAGGTCCACGCAGGTAGTGTAAACCCGTAAGAGAAGGCCATTAAAACACTCGCACAAGGTTTGTTGCCGTAGTGCCAGTTGTCCAGACACGACGCACTTGCACCGGAATAACCGCCCCCGGCGGGACCCCTAGAAACGTGACCTCAGTGCCCTGAGCCGTGGTTACCTTCACCGCTCCCGTAGTGCCAAAAGCCCCTACGTAAATAATAGAGATTTCAGGCAGGTCTTGCGTATCACTGGTCGTGACAGCAGCCGCATCCCCGGGAAACATGGGGAAAGTGGGGGAGTACTGAGTCTTGGCCATGCGAGGCTCCTACAAGAAGGGGGCCGAAGCCCCCTTCATCAGTTCTGGAAGGTGGTCGGTGCTTGAGCGCCATCGTCCGCACGTTGGATGTATTCCACCGTCACCACTACCGCACCAGCAGTGGGGTTACCGCCCGCCGCAGTGAACGTACCCGTCACCACCACATCAGTTGTACCAATGTTGTTGGTAGCCGAAGATACCAGCGCGGCGTCCAACGTGGCCCGAGCAGTCTGCGCCGTGGTCAAACCGATGTCAATCGTGGTCTGATACGCATTGGCAGTGCCGCTCTTACCAAAGGTCGTATTCACCGCACTGACCGAACCGCCAGAAATAGCCGTCGTCTTCTCAACCGTGAAACGCAAGATCTTGGAACCTGCCGGGAGAGTGAACAGATTTTGCGCCGTGGGCGACCCGGTCATCACAGAGGAGGCAACGTTGGCTGATTGCGTCAGAACCGGCAGACCGGTGTTCGTGCCAGCACCGTAGCGTTGCGTGCCCGCGCGGATCGGGCCAGAGAAGGTCGAAAAGCTCATGGTTTTTCCTCAATCTGCACCCGCCGTCCTTGAGGGAGGTCTGCCGAGTCAGTCGGCGGGCTGTGATGGTTCTCGGGCGCCCGTTCGGGCTATGCCCGAGCCTAACATATTGGAGGACAAAAGAAAAGGCCCGCCGAAGCGAGCCTTGAGTAACCCGACTGGTGCGCTTCTTCGAGAGGCGTGTCGGGTGTTCTTGCGCTTGATCAGGCGCCCGGGGAACCGAAGGCACCCAGCGGGTCCGAGACGCCGAAGCTGTAACGCTCACGGGCCTTGTAGCGGCTGTTGCCGGTGTCGAAGTCAGCGTCCATGCTGGTTGCCAGGGGCACCCGCACGAAGTGCTTCAGACCGTTCGGAACGTCCGTCGTCAGGAACCAGCCGTTGGGGTCCGTCAACCAGTGGTTGATGGTGTAGCCTTCCGGCACCGACCCGTTGTTCTTCAGGGCGTTGATGTCGTTGTCGGTGGTGCCAACACGGAGGTTGGTTTCCAACAGACGAGTGGCAACGAACTGGAGAGCCGGCGGGACGATCAGCTTCCGGGGCTTGGCGGCGATAAGCAGATTACGCTCATCCGTCCAACCAGCGATCTGGATCACAGCCGCTTCGAGGGACGTTTCGTTCAGGTCAGCATTCGTCGCAGGACGGTTGCTGTTGAAGCCACCAGACACCAGCGGGTGAGTGGTGCTGAACAGAGGCTGACCGTCGCCGTAGGTCACGGCGCTGGAGAAGCCCTGGTTCAGGATGGCGGCGGCCTTGACCTGCTTGGTGTACGCCATTGCCCGGGCGAGGGCCTTGGTGTACCGCCCCGACAGACTGTCGTACAGGTTGTCTTCCATCGCCTCTTCGGTGATGGAGAAACCCATAGCGATGGTCTCGTGGTTGTAACGAGCGGTCCAGGCTTCCTGCGCATTGTCATACGCGATGGCTTGGCCTTCGTTCTTCACCGGGGCAGCGCTGAAGCCGGAGAGCTTGGTCTCCTCTTCAAACGAGCGCTCGGAGGTCTCCGTTTCGTAGATCTCCTTGTGCTCTTCGCCGTAGCGCTTGTACTCCAGACCGAACAGGGCATTCAGACCCGGGAGGAGTTCCTTGAGTAGTTGGGCACGAGAAATAGTCATTTCAGGTACTCCTTAGAACGGGGTGGCGTTGTAGTACTCGTGATTGCTGAAGTTCAGCTTCACGAGCACCTCGGGGTACTGGGTGAACACCAGCACGGTGCCTGCGGAGAACGCAGTACCCGTAGCCGCCGTACCGCCAGCGCCGACCACGCCGTATTGGGCGTTGAGGGACACAGAGGTAGTACCGGCAGCAGCCGACGCCGTCACAAACGAACCCGTCTGGACCAACTGACCGTTGGGAGCCAGGAAGGAAACATCCGTGCCGACAGGCAGCGTCTGGGTCAGCGCCGTCGCCAGCGTGATGGACGTCGTGCCCGAACTCCACGTTGCCGTACCCAGGGGCACAGCCGTGTCGCGCACCACATCGATCACACGGAACGGGAACGCCGCCGTGTTGATGGTGGCCGAGTACAACAGCGCGTTGAGCGAGTTGCCGGTATTGGCGTTGCCGGTGTTGTCGATGCCTTGGTAGTTCTGACCCACCATTGCAAGACTTGCCGACGCCAGCGTGGTGGTCGCAGAGCAGACCACAGCCTTGAACACCGTGTCCGGGTCATCAGTCACAACCGCCACCGCATCACCAGCCAGCGTGTTTGCGGGCCAGAACTGCGAGAAGCGCTTCTGCTTGGTGACAGGATCGGTGAACGAGCACCCGAGGAAGACGCCGACCATACCGGAGCCGGGACCACCCGTGGGGGCGGTAGCACCAGTGGTCGTCACCAGACGGGTGACAAAGCCACGGACCAGACCAACGACGTCACCGTAGAAGATGTTGGTGCCGTAGTTGTACTGGATCGGAAGGTTTCGAGTAGACCCGGCGAAGACCTGTCCACCGATCAGATTGATCGGCTTTAGACCGTACGGGCCGTCAACAACAGGATAGGGCATTTGAGGCTCCTAGTTCATTGACCGCGTCCGAACGACACTTCGGAACGACGCTGTTTGAACAGCGGCATCCGGGGATCGTTCTCGCGCATGAAGGTGTTGTCCACAGACTCCATCTGCCCCGTCGCCTGACCGGTGTAGAAGGCATTCCGTTGATCAACGAGTTCTTTGGGGGTTCGGCAAAGCAGCAGGCCACCAACCTCAATACTGCCAGGAAGACGAGGCTTGTCGTCGCACTGGTGAGCATATTCAGGATGATCTGCAACCTTGACAGGTTCCCAGCCTTCGCGGATCTTGGAGGAAATGTTCCGAGGGTCGGCTACACCCAGGGTGCTGACACGAATCCAGCGGTATGCGTAGTTGGGATCCTTGGGAGGTTCCGGCAACAGGTCAGCAGGCATCCACGTCTTGGGACGTTCTGCCTTGGCACGCGACTCAAGTTCGCGGGGGGTTCGTTGGTCAGCCATTTTCTTTCCTCATCTGTTCCGCTACTGCCCGGGCGTACTGTTCGGGGGTAAGCCCGAGACGCTTGGCGACGTTGACCTGGGACTGCGTCAGCACGATCTTTTTGGGCGCTGTGCTTCGCGTTGCCGGGGCAACTACAGATGACTTCCTCTTCTCCTGGGGGTACGCACCAGGAAAAATGGACTTCATCTCTGAGTCGATACGGTTGAAATACTCCTCGCTGCCGAGGGGCATCCCATCCCTTTCAAGCTCATTGTGAATTTCCATAGCCACAGCGGTCATCCGCTTGTTAGACCCAAACCACGGATTGGCTTCTTGCCACGCACGGGTTTTGGCATCTAGCTGCGGCGCCGCAGGCTGCGGGGGCGTTTGTACAACATTTTGTTCCTGCTGTAAAGGCACAGGGCGGAACGCGGCGAGTTTCTCGGCCTTCAGCTTGGCAGAGAAAAGCTCTTCCTGAGCAGCGAGGATTGCTTTTGCATCCCCGTCCTCATAAGCCTTCTCATACTTCTTCCGGGCGGATTCCAACTCACCTTCGACAGCCTTCTTGGCCTGCTCCACTGCCACTTGCTGGCTTTGACCAGCCGACTTCTGGAGCTTCTGGTTCTCTTCCAGGAGTTTCTGGGTGAGACGAAGTGCCTCCTCCCTCTCCCGAAGAGCAGCCTCTTTGGCCCGCCGCTCCTCGTGGTAGCCCTTGGAGAAATGCTGGATGCGCTGTTTGACGCTCTCGCTGTACTTGGACAGTTCGTCGTCGGTGACATCCGCCGGGGCCTCCTTCATGGGGGCTCGGTTTTTGTCTGCGCTGGGGGTGTCATCCACCACCTCGACCTCGGTATCGTTGTTCTCGATCTCGAAATCGACCTTCTCTTCCTTGGTGTTCACCGGCACTTCGTCCGGGAACTTGAAATCTTCTTTGTCCATGTTTAAACCCTCTGCAACCCACGCGGGTCTTGGATAACGGCCTCAACGCTGTCGTCGTTGATGATGCGGAACTCCCGCCCGTGGATCTTCAGTCGAGTGCCGCTGTTCGGGCGGACAAGGATGAAGTCGCCCACCTTGCAGGACGGGCCGGAGGGGAAGCGGATCGGGTCTTTGTAGCAATCCGGACCCATCTTGACGACGAACAGGACGGGAGACAGCACTTCCTCGAAGTGCATCGTCTGTCCAGACTTGAGAATGCCGCTCTCAAAGGACTCCTCGGCCTCTGGAAGCATGCACAGGAGGTGGTAGGTCACCGGATCTGGGACTTGCCTTGCCTTTTCCTCTGCGGTTTCAGGCAAAACGGACTCTGACGTTCCATCAGACAGGATCAGTTCACTCATCTTCATCCTTCTTGAGTTTGTCTACGAGGTCATTGATGTACATATGAGCCTGCGATAGACCTCTTATCTCGCCGGTCATGGACTTGTACTCTGAGAAGTCCCGCGCAGCGCCGGAGATGAGGGCTTCGGCAATCGCTTGCCGCCTGTCTTCTATCTCTTTCAGCACCACGGAGAACGCAGTGGTTGCCATCTAAGCTCCTTTCGGAGTGGTTTTTGGTGTCCGTTTCGGTCTTTTCGGACTTTTCGGACCTTACTGGGTGGGTTTTGGTGCCTGTTTGGGCTGAGACGGCCTGACCATCGTCTTCACAAGGTCAGTACGTAACTTTTTATCCGTTTGAACAGCACTGGACCGCAATCTGGCCTGTTCCTTGAGCATTTCTGCCTTGATTCGCTCTTGCTCAAGGGCGATCTTCTGCTGGGCAATCTGGAAATCCCGTTGGCTGTCGGCCTCCTTTCGTTGAAGTTCCTGGGCTCGGAGTTGCAGTTCTGCCTGTTGAAGCTGCATTTCCGGGTTTTGTGCCTGCTGTTGAGCCTGCTGCTGGGCAAACATGGCTTGGTTCTGCACCATCGTCCTCTGTGCTGCTGCTGCGATGAGCGGAGCCAGGGCTTTTTCGTCCTCCGGGGCGATGGGAGCGTTGTCTTCCTCGTCCAGTTCAGGCAGAGGCACACCCAACTGCATCTCAACCTGCGCCCGATAGGCAAACGCGGCATGTTCTGCCATGTGAGCCATCAGGGCAGACATCATTTGCTGGGACATGGGGTTCTGACCCAGGATCGCAGCGATGTTTGGGTCTTGCATGAATGCCTGATGGGTTGCCATGTGGGCCTGATGGTCCTGGTAGGCAAACGCCTTGATGGGCTGCAACCTCAGAACAGCCATGTTTTCCGATACAGGATCCCTGGGCTTCTGATCCTCAGAGGTCGGAACCAGTTTTTCTGCGTCCTTGATCCCGAGAACCTCCAACATCTGTCTGTGAAGTTTGGGAAGGTCATAGATCTGCGGGGCACCTTGGGCCAGTTGGAGGGCCGCTTGGTACTGCATGATCCGCTGGGCCATCGTGGCGGCGTTCGGATCACTGACCGGGATCACCTCGACAAGGTCATAGTCAGCCTGCTTGACCGCCCTGTTCCCACCTTCCGGGGTGTAGGAATAGTTTTTGGGCATGAAGTCCCGGATGATCTTCTTCAGGAGCTTGAACTCCATCCGAAGACTCGCATGGACCCGGGCCTGGACGGCAGACATGGTCTTGAGTTGACGCTCAAGAATAGCCAGCGTCGTGCCGACAGGTGCCTGGGCAGACATGTCACTGACCTTCAGATCAGCAATCGCAGCCAGCCTGCGGCCTTCTTCTGTGATGCGCTCCAGCAATGCCGCCAGAACCTGTGAAGGCTCCTTGTACGGCAGAGCCATCACGTTCTCTTTCAGCGTCCCGCTGGCGATGTCAACATCCCTGAACTCTCCAGGAGCCACAGGGGTGTCGTCACCCTTGATGCGTAGACCTTTGGTCTTCAGACCTCCGGGGAGGTTGGACAGGGTTCCCGCATCTACAAGCTGTCTGATGATGGAAGTGCCTGCCCGAGCATATCCACCGATCAGATGGATGTAGCCAAGGCCATACGCACCGAACCCGGGGATGTAGGTGTACTGGACGAAATGCTGGCGCTTCTGCTTGCGCTCATCATCCTCTTCCCAGTTCCGCCGGATGGACAGAACCTTGTTGGTTCCCCTCTCAATCGAGATCACATAAGGAAGAGCAACGTCCTCCTCATACCCGGGAAGGTCATAGTCCACATGGATTTCCATGACCCGGTAGCGCTCATCATCCTGAAGGCTGAACCCTTGCTCCTCTGCCTTCTTCTTCTCAATGTCAGAGAAGAAGGTCACCGGCTCTCCCAGTTCAATGTCCCGGTAGAACCCAGACGCCTGGAGCTTCCTGATCTCGTTCTTGGTCTTGCGCATCACATGGGTGACACGCTCTGCCGTGTAAACGTTGGAAGCCCCATAGGGAATGATCAGATCTTCTGCCGGGATGAACGGAGCGGCGGGGAGTTTGGTGCCCTCGTCCGGGTAGATCTTCTTGAATGCCGCGCCGGACAGTCCAAGGGAATACAGAAGACGCTCATGCTCTGAGCGGTAGTCGATCATCTTCTCGGTCAGGGTGACGTTCATGTCCTCCCGAACCCGATCAGCAACCTCTTCTTTGATCCGGGTGATCTCACCAATGATCTGTGTCTTGACCGGACCCTGGGCAGGGAACGTTTCAACGATCATCTCTGACTGGAACCTGACGGCAGCTTCCGTCAAGAGGGGGCTGTAAACGCCACAAGCCCCAGACCAAGGCTCCGTCCTCTCTTCATACTTCATACCAAGGACTTCCAAGCCCTTGATGTACATCTCCGTCCAGTCCTTGCGGGAGTTGATGTCCGAATCCACCAGTTCCGCAAGATCTGAAGCAATGCCATCTAGCTCTCCCTCGTCCATGTACTCGGCGAGGTTGGCATCGAACTCCTCTGGACCCTCTTCTTCCTTCTCCAGGACAACCTGTAGACCACCCACACCGATGGCAACACTGTCAGGGTTCTCGATCTCTATCTCCAGAGCAGGCTCCGACTCCATAGAAATCGCAGCAGGGATAAGTGCCCGGTCGATATTGGTTGCCATGATGTGTCCTTAAATCAACTTCACGTTGCCGCCGCCGTTGAAGCCCAACGATTTTTTCGTTTTCTCAAGCAGCGATTGTGCAGTACTTTTCTCAGGCTGCCGTGTGTACGGAGGCAGATCACGCGGATCAAGCCGCGTTTGGCGAAGCCCTGTGATGGCGTTATACGTTTCGCGCACAGCGCGGTCTTTGAACAGCGTTTTGCGCAGTTCGGGATCTTTCGTCAGGTCCACACCAAGCGTCTGCTCTGCCGCAGCCAAAGACGCAAGCTGCTCGTACAGAAGGACTTCCGGTGAATTGCGCTTGAGCAAGTTCTTATTGAAATACGCGCTGGAAATGCCGTATTTAGATTTCAAATACGGTGCGGCGTCCATAGCCGCGAGCACAAAGCTTCCGCGAGCATCGGGCTTGTTGACCAGCTCATCAAACTTTTCGTTTATGAGTGCCGGATCCCCTAGCTGCTTTTTCGCCATCGCATGCTCAGCTTCATGCGCAAAAGTGTCTGGTTTGGCGTCCGGTGAAGCAAAGATGGCTCCACGCGCTGCACGATTCTTCTCCGTTTGGGAAATGCGTGGGTCGGCCACCACGAAGCCCAGCGCGTTTGTATTCCGCAATTCAGGCACAGTGTAGGCAACAAGATCCGCAATGCCCGCAGTGTTGGCAGGCATCCCTTTCGTAGAGATCTCGCTCAACCTCGCGGGCGAAACGCCTGCTTTGGCGAGCAGGGCCAGCGTTTGAGCGTCAAGTTTGTCCATGATGTGTCATCCTTTAAACGCTGTCAATAATAACCGACACGCCTGCGGACGATCTGCTCGTCCTGCTCGTCGGTAGCAATGGAGATGAACCCACCCTTACGGAACCTCATAAGGGCCTGGGATGCCGAGTCGGTCAAGTCATCATGCTCCCCATAAGGGAACTCCGCCATCTCTTCAGCAACCTCCTCTGCCCACCTCCGGTCAGGTCTCCAGACCATCCCAGAGGCAAACAGATCCACTATCGAGTTCACCCGGGCAATCTTGTCCTGTCCCTTGTAAGGGGTGTACTCCGACACCGGAACACCCACCTTGCGTAGCTCATAGACCAAAGGAGCCCCAGCAGCCCTCTTCTCAATGATGGTGGTGTCCGGGTTCCATTCCTTGTACATCTCCACCGCCTTCCTCTTCAGATCCGGGAACTCCATCCGCTCCTTCAAGGCATCCAAAAGGATGATGTTCGGAACCATGTTCCCGTGCCTGTCCTCCCTGTTAAAGACTCCCCAGGTGGTACACGCAGAGTAGTCCGCCCTGTTAGAGGTCTCAAAAGCAGTGTCCCAGGACTGGATGATGTACTCACAAGACGGAGGAGACTCCCCCTCCCATATCTTCCAGTACTCCCGCTTTACTATCGCCCCCTCTTCAGAGGTCGGGTTCTGCTGGTACTGAGCCTCCCACTTCGATACAGGAAGCTCAGCCTTCAAAGACTCAAGTGCCTCCTTAGACCAGAACCCCGGCCAAAGAGGAGTGCCAGACGGCAAGATGGCCGGGAACTCGATGATCTCCCAGTCATCAGTGCCATCTTTAGAAGAGTTCTTCAGGATCTGCCCGGTCAAGTCCTTCTTAGACCACCGGGTCATCACAACAATGATGGCACCCCCTGGCTGCAACCGCTGTCTCGGTCCAGACGTGTACCACTCATACACAGAGTCATACACCGCAGGATTCCCCTGCTTTGCCTCCTGCTCGCTGTGAGGATCATCAATGATCAACAGATCCGCACCCTTACCGGTAACCGCTCCACCAACACCAATAGCAAAGTAGTCCCCACCCTTGTCCGTGTTCCACCTCCCCGCAGCCTTTGAATCACTAGACAACTTGGTGGAAAACACCTTCCCATAGTCCTCCGACGACACAAGGTTTCTAACCTTCCGTCCAAACCCCACCGCCAACTCAGCGGTATGTGCCGTCTGAATGATCTTCTTCTCAGGAAACTTCCCAAGGAACCACGCCGGAAGCAAGAACGAAGCAAACTCACTCTTCGTGTGTCTCGGAGGCATGTTGATGATCAACCTCTTCAACTCCCCGTTCGCCACCCTCTCAAAAGCATCAGCCATGATCTGATGATGCTTCCCCGAGATAAACACCGGCCACATCTGCCTGACAAAGAACAAGAAGCTCTCCCGGCACCTCTGTACCCTGTCCATCTCCAGCAAAGCCTTGATCTTCTTCCTGTCCGCCTCCGACACCTTGTCCACTATCTGTAGATAGCTCGTCAACTCCTGCTTGGACAACAACGTCATACCACCCTCTATTCTTAGATATATAACCTTTTGTACTCAGATCATGCACAAGCCTGTACGTGCCGCCACAT